ATCTATGCATCTACATCTTGGTATAAGAACTATATCGGCCAGACATGGGGATATTCTCTGTGGATTGCATCTTACGGCTCTAAATCTGCCGGAGTAGACGGAATTGATATGTGGCAGTACACCTCGAAAGGCTCTATTTCTGGAATCCCTGGAAATGTAGATGTGAACTATCTCTATAAGGATTTGGGCGGTACGGTAACTCCGGTACAGAAACCAACTGTAGCACCGGCACCTAAACCGGTAGATGAATCCTGGAAAGGTGACAAGAGATATTATCTCAATAATTCCCGTGTTGGAGAATGGCAGAAAGCTATGAACAAAGGGTTTGATACCAACGTACTGTCTGTTGATGACAAATTCGGTGTCGGCTCACAGAATTTTGCTAAAACGCATATCTTATGGGCAGGACAGACGCACAACTGTATCACGGCTATTAGATGGCTGAGACGCACCCTCAGAGACGTATATGGCTTTACGAAGCTGTCTTACAATGAGGGATGGACAGACTACCTCGGCAAGTGTGTAGAAGTATTCCAGAGGAACAGAGGACTTACACCGGATAGAAAAGTAGGACTTGACACGACCTACTGGCTCTTATCCGGCGTTGTGAAATAAAATAAGAGCATTACACTTTGCATACAATACTAAAAATCCCACTACTGTTTTTTCGCCAGTAGTGGGATTTTAAATTATGGGCTTTAGCCTGTTGAGTGAGATGGAGTTTTTCGTTGTTCCGAAAAATGGAATTTCACTCAACATTTAATCACAAAATGGAATTTCACTCAACATTTAACCACCCGCTATGCGGGTGCGCGTCGATTGTTATACAAAAAAATTACCTTTCGATTTACAATAAAGTTGTTCAGGCTATATTGCAGAAAGGAAAGGTAATTTATGGCGAAGAAAGAAAATTCACTCGCACATACGAAATGGATGTGCAAATATCATATCGTCTTCACACCAAAGTATAGACGAAAAGTAATTTACAATCAATACAAAGAGGACATAAGAGATATTATAAAGCAACTGTGCGGTTATAAAGGTGTTGAAATTATTGAAGGACATCTAATGCCAGATCATATCCATATGTTAGTAAGTATTCCGCCAAAGATAAGCGTATCATCATTCATGGGATACTTAAAAGGGAAAAGTGCGCTTATGATATTCGATAAACACGCAAACTTAAAATATAAATTTGGAAATCGTCATTTCTGGGCAGAAGGATATTATGTTAGCACAGTCGGATTAAATGAGGCAACAATAAAAAAATATATCCAGGAACAAGAAAAGCACGACATTGCAATGGATAAGTTAAGTGTAAAAGAATATGAAGACCCTTTTAAGGGTTAATGCCAAGTAGTAACAATGCCCCTTAAGGGGTAGCGACGAGTCAAGAGCAATATGGCTTGAACGGAGCTGTGGGAAGGCTGTGTAAACAGAATTCTCATAGCCGAAAGAGAAAGCCAGCGCCTTGAGACGCTGGCCTAGTAACAAGGGCTTATAGCCCTAGAGCAAACCACCCGTTGGACGGGTGGTCCTGATTATTTATTAATTACATACTTTATATCTTTTGTTGACCAGAAATCCGGTGCAACATTAATTTCGAAGTTCTTATAGCCTGTAGGTACTTGATATACGATGATTCCGTTCATCTTCTTTCCAGAAGCAACTGATCCGTCTAATTGCGTCTTTCCCTCTGCTTCTGGTGCTTGCTGTCCGAGAATGTCTTGATTCAACGAATAATCATCGCAATAAGCTTCAAAGTTCGCTACAGAACTAATATTGATATCTTTTGAAGAATTGTTCTCGATGTTAAATTCAAGTATCAAAAACTCTTTTCCATCATCCGGTTTCACATATTCACTTCCGGCTGATTCTGTGGAGCTTACCAATGTTACATTAACGTCTTTGAGCGAAACTGTTTCTCCAACTTGAAATTCTTTTTTCTCATCCACTGTTCCAGATTGAGAACTTTTATCGTTTTGACCAGAAGAAGTGCTTACTTTTTTGGGTTCACTTTTGTCTCCTCCTGCCAACGATCCTATAGCTCCAATTACTACGAATACTCCGAACACTATAAGTATAGTTTTGAGACATCCACCTTTTTTCTTTTTCACTTTAATTCCTCCCTCATTATATAGTGTGCTAAGATTATATTCTATTAAGTATTTTTCTTTTCTTTTCTTCAAATTCTTGCTTATTGATTGCTCCACAGTCAAGAAGTTCTTTTAATGCTTTTAGCTGATTTAGATCATTTGCAACTTCTGCGGTAGATTCTGGTTTGTCGCTTATCTTTTTGTTTAGAAAATCCATAAATTCTTTATATCTTTTTTTGTAATCTTTTCCTATAACCGAAAGAAGTAAAGAATTTGGATCATTTTTAACAGTATTCTTCCAGCCTTTGCCCATCCATTTTATTTGCTTGGCCTGTTCTCCCGGAATTATAAATTGTATATATCCAGGCCCCCACCAAACACTTGGTTCTTTGCATGTTATACCGCTAATGTTTTGATAATAGAATTTTCTCCCTTGTTTTCGAGAATCTGTTACATACATAGGAATAATCTCTACATATTCATCACAAGCAACAAGTTTCCCGAAAAAGCTATCTAATTCCAAGACCTTTTTATTCTGCATATAAGTACCTCCGCATACATAGTATGCTATCTTCTTAATACCGCAATCACAACTCCAAACCTCACCCATTGCTCCATGTCTTCCAAACTATTCGGATCAATTTCTATAGTATCACCAAATCCATTAATCGGCACTAACTTTGTTTTGCTCCCCTGTACATACCGCCTTATATACGCACGTCCTGTTTCTTTGTGTATAATAATCACGGTATCACCGTTTCTTGGTACTCTTTTGGATATGCAAATGATATCACCCTTTACGTATACAGGGAGCAAGTGGTTGCTCGTTATCTTTATACCACAATGTAACGTCTCACTGTACTTTTTTATGTATTCCGGGCAGTATATCCGTTCTTCGTGTGAGGAATCCAATATCATACCGTCGGCCATCTCGCCAGTGAGACATAGAACATCCAACATGTTTTCGGGATCCGTTTCCAACACTTTCATAGAGAGTTCATAGTCCATCTTACCAAGAATATACGCACGTTGTCTGTCAGTCAATTGCCTGTACTTTCCCAATACCTCGTATTCCTTAGAAGAACACCCTAAGAGATCAGGGATAGGTTTATTAGTTAGTTGCGACAACCTTAGTGCTAAGAAAACGTCAAGATTATTAGTCTTCCGTGAAACGATGTTTTTGTATGTGGACACAGATACACCCAGCATCTTAGAAAAGAGAACTTGCGTAAAATCAAGTCTTTTCCGCTCTTCTTCGATGTTATGTGCAAAGTTATCCAACATTTCATTTTTCGTTAGCATTACGTCACATCCTGTCGAAAAGGCTAATATCTTGGCTATTTTTCATTATTTTTATATGAAAAATATGATATTTTAGCCAACATCTTGACTATAGTTTCGAGTTATAATTTATTTAAGTATTACAATGTATCATTATAAAACAAAAATGGCAATTGTCAAGCCATTGATAGGAGGTAATCTAATGGGAAAGGACGAAATGAACAGCAAGAGCATCAAAACATGGACTGATACTTATGAAAGCGAAATCAAGCGGATGATAAAAGGCATCCGTGACCCTCGCCTAATGCGGTACATCTATCTTATAGTAAAAGATGCTATCAGTGAAAATATTGACAGATAACAAACATATGTTCTATAATGTAGGTAATCGCTACTGGAATGACGTGTCGGGATATTGGAGGGATTTATGTGGACGAAATTAAATGGTATCAAGAAGAAATAACGAAAGTTGTAAACGGTCAAAAGAATCTTACGTGGTTAAAGCTTGTATATATATACGTAAGTCGATTAAAAAAATAAGTAAAAGAAAAGTCAAGGGTTTGCGCATTGCCCTTGACTTTTCTTTTACTTTCCTTCTGAAATCATATCAATCAGTTTTTCTAGATTATCCCACCCGTCAGAATCTAATTTTGATAGAGCAGCTACTAATCTATATTTGAAATTAGATTCATCCATACTTTGAATATCTGCCAACATCGCAGTGATTTGTTCGTCTTTTGTTTGGGTGGCAAACATTGGCTTTTTGCCACTTCTGAACCATTCTTCTCTAACTGTTTTTCCATTCCAATTTTCCAAACAAATTATTCTGAAAATTTTGTCTGTAACATCACGATCTCCTTTTTCTATCTGAGATAAATATGCTTGCGCAACGCCGATCCGTTCTCCAAAAGTTTTCTGATTCATTTCAAGAGCTAATCTCAATTCTTTTACTCTTTGGTTTATTGACTCCATGTCGCACCTCCTTTCTGTACATAAATGATAACATAAAAATATCGCAAATGCAATATTTTTCTATTGACAAATAATTGCAAATGATATATTATGATATTGCAAACGAAATACAGGAGGTGATAGCAAAGATGAAAAGAAAGATAGACCAATCAACGGTAGCAATAATCATCGGAGTTGCATCAATCTTAATAAATCTTATTTTTAGCGGAAAAGACTTATTAAGAAATGTACGTTGGCTATTATCTTATCTACATTAGTCAGAAAAGCAGTTAACAACGACAATATGGAAACTAAGGTAGCAATATTTGCACGCTTTTTAGATTTTTTTGCATCGGAAACAGCAGAATCGGCTAAAAGTTTTGCAGAATCAGCTATTTCTTTGATGACTTCGTACTTTTCCTCTTTTTCCATTTTCTCATAAACAGAATGTGGTAATGGGGGATTGGTAGCCATCACTGGTAATTCGAAATCCATATTTTTATCCCTCCTTTCCAAAGGAGAGTATAGCACAGAAAGGAAGTGAGCGCATGAGTGAGAAAGAGAAAAAGATAGTTGAGAAGATAAAAAAGGCAATGCCTAACTTATCAGAATTCGACAAAGGCTATTTTCTCGGAAAAGTAGAAAGTCTGGCAGATGAAGCAGAAAAGAAGCCGGACACTCCGGCGAAGAAAACATAAGGGATGCCGGAACCATAACAATTAAATACAGGGAGGTGATAGCGTGGAATACAGTCCATTAGGCAATGGAAAGCCAATATCCCAGAGAACACACGACAACTGTGCAGAAACTACTTTCGAAAGAACGAACGGATTAAAGTCTGAATACGAGATTTACGTAAACTGGATGAATCCGAATCAGTTAGCAGAAGTTTCATTTCAGTTGCCTTTCCACGATTGGCAGAGACTTGAAAAGTCTGAGGTTTGGAAAAATCTGGATGAATTTCTGGCGGGAGTTCAAATCGAATATATTCCGAAGTACCACCGAGCCCCACCAATTGTAGCGGAAAAGGTTGTGTATAGAAGTCTGTTAGGTTCTTTAATCGCATTCGTTCGTGATAAATTGACTCGCCAATAGCACGCTCTTTTGAGCATGAGTAATGGACACCATCATACAAGTAAGAGATATTCACGATTGATATAGCGATTCTGGAATGATTGATGATTTCGAAGTGAACGATCAGTTCATTATCATCTTTCAGCTTGAAGCCGATAGGAATAAATTCTATCTTTCTCCGAGATTGAAACAAGTTCCATGCGGTTCCGACAGCACCGAAAACTGCGATAGAAAAAGTTACATTTTCTCTTGTGAATAATTCTTGCATGAAATTAAAAATTGCGTGCATTATACAACCTCTTTTCTTTAGCATTTGAAAAATTATAACACAAAAAGGGGTGATGGCAAAGATGAAAAGAAAGCTAGATCAATCAACGGTGGCAATAATCATCGGAGTTACATCAAAAGTCAAAAATGTTATTGGAGGAAGTAATGTCGTTAAGAAGTGAGAACAAAAATATTTATTGGGCGTGGAAATCTATGAAGCAACGTTGCAAAAATCCTAATTGTAAAGCTTACAAAAACTACGGAGAGCGTGGGATAAAAGTATGCGAAGAATGGGAAGAATTTGAGCCATTTTTAAGTTGGAGTTTGTCTAATGGATATTCAAAAGGACTTGATCTCGACAGGAAAGATAATGACGGAGATTATACGCCGGATAATTGCAGATGGATATCGAGAGAAGAAAACATAAACAACCGAAGAAATACAATTAAAATTTCTGTCAATGGTGAAACACTTCCAGAAACTGTATGGGCAAGAAAAATAGGGGTTGACCGTGCACTTATAAAATATTGGATTCGATCAAATGGAGAACGATATGCAGAAAAGAGAATTAGCGAAATTTTAGAGAATGGATATACCCCTAAAGATTACGGATATAGTCACAGGAAGCCTGTAAGGCATTTGGAATCCGGAAAGACATTTCCTTCCATCAGAGAAGCAGCTAAATATTTCAAAATTACACCTTGCACAATTTCAAATGCGTTAAGTCAGAACCGTGCTACAGGCAAAGGCAGATTCGAGCTGGAAGAAACTTCAGAAACATCCGGCAACGTTGTAAGACAAAAAGGCAGTAAAAAAGCCTAAAAATATTTATTTTTCAATGTATTAAAATTATTGTTGCGGTAAATGTGAAAATGGTAGTTGATTTTTGGTCAAATCGCAAGCCACTTAGCAAGCCACAACCCTTGAAAAATAAGGGCGAAACGGCAACTGGTCGCAAGCCAAACGTCACTCAGATAACAATCAATTGACAAGCCAAAATTAAAGAAATTTTCAAAAAATCGAAAATTTTGACAAGCCAGTTGACAAGCAAATGACAAGCTAAAACCCTTGAAAAATAAGGCAAAACCGCTTGTCAAGTGAAAACGGTTAGCAAGCCACATAACAATCAATTAACAATCAATTCGCAAGCCAGTTAGCAACAATAGAAGAATATAAAGAAGAATAAGAATAAAAAGAATATAGATATATGTCAGACGCAATCGGTCTGACGATAAAAGGGACATAAAAAGTGCCCCGCTGGTACCGACATACCAGACAGGGCGGTGTACCGCTAAAGAACACTTAGCGAATACAGGTTGATTATAACACATTCTCCTGTAATTCGCAAATCTGAAGAACAGGAGGAAGCACACATGACAATGGCAACAGAGATCATCCGCAAGTTGAAAAGAAAAGTAATCTTTTGGCGTTGCTTATGGTTTGTCACATTCATCGCAATGCTGATACTTATGATCGGGTAGGAGGTAGAGAGCATGGAAGACAAGCTTAACTACTACAGGATAGCACTTGTGATTACGCTATACGCATTGGCGGTTATGATAGCCGGATGTGTATAAAAAAAGAGTGCCGATGGAAAATCCAATCAAGCACTCAGAAAAACATTCGAGAAAATTATAACACATGAAAGGAGATTTGAACATGGGAGAAGAGAAAAAAGATAGCTTAGAGAGCGTAATGGATGCGGTAGCAGACGTTGTTGAAAATTACGGAGAAGTTGTTGAGAAATATGCTTACCAGAAAGCGCAACTGGACACGTTGAAAAGATTTGTCCGCAAAAACAGCTATGTTGAGCGAGACATGATTTTAAAGTTAATGGGGTGGGATGAAGATGGAAAGCATTAAAGGCTATGACCATTGGAAGACCTGTATACATTGGTGACAGCTTATACACATTTGACGGACAGGTGCTGTGTGAAGAATGTGTGAAAGAGATCACAGGAGGAAAAGAAGATGGCAGAGATATGGATGATCTGCAAACCGGACTTGGAATACCGTATCGGGGCATATGCCTATGAAACAGATATGGACAAGGCTTATGTGCATAAGATTGCCGACAAGGTAGCAGAAAAAAATAAGTGCAAAACAATCGTGAAAGTACTTTAGGAGGTGAACGAGATGCAGAAATTGGAATTGACAATAAATCAGACGATGGGGGTTATAACCGGAAACTTTGAGGACATTAAGAAATCTCTTGAAACAGAGATGGCAGTGTATGAGACAAAGCAGTTCGCAGAAGAGGACAAGCAGAAAGCCAAAGGTGATTTGGCAGATCTCAGAAAGCTGAGAAAGGCAGTGAACGACCGCAAGGTTGAAGTGAAGAAAGAGTACATGAAGCCTTACGAAGTGTTCGAGGGCAAGGTGAAAGAGCTGATCGGAGTGATTGATAGACCTATCGCGCTGATTGACGGACAGGTGAAAGAGTTCGAAGCAAAACGTGTAGAAGAGAAAAAAGCAGAAATCCAGAACCTGTACAACGAACTGGTGGAAGAAGAACTGCATGATTACATCCCACTGGAAAAAATCTACGGTGAGAAGTGGACAAATGCATCCACCACAATGAAATCTATCCGTGAAGAGATAAACTTAAAGGTTATGCAGACCAGACAGGATATTGCAACCATTAAGGCCATGAAGTCCGAAAAAGAGGAAAAGGCGTTGAACCTGTACATGGAGAACAACAACCTTGCTCTTGCTATCCAGATGATTAACCGCTACGAACAGGAAAAAGCGGAAATCTTACGGAGAAAAGAGAAAGAGGAACAGGAAAGACGTGATCGTGAACTCGAAAGAGAACGTGAGAGGGTAAGAGAAGAAGAACGTGCCAGAATCCGTGAAGAGGAAAGACTTAAGGCAGAAGCGGAACAGAAAGCCATCGACCAGATCAAGACGGTAGACGAAGTGAAAGCAGCGGAGCTGACCACGGAAGATTCAAAGACGGTAGTATTCACGGTTAAGGCTACGGATGCAGAACTGGAAGAAATTGAGATGGCATTAACTTCTCTTGGTGTCTACTTCGAAAGGAAAGATGTGTAATGGCAGAAGAGAAGAAAGAACAGGACAAGCGAGAACTCGACATCGAAGAAAAGCTTTCAGAAATCCAAACAAAAATGAATGTCCCGAAAGACAAATATAATGATTTTGGAAATTACGCTTACAGAAGCGCAGAAAGCATCTTGGAAGAGTTCAAAAAATATAGCAGAGAGTACAACGTGTTGTTGACCATACATGACGAGATAACGGAGATAGCCGGAAGAGTGTATGTAAAAGCTGTTGCGGTATTTACAGATTGCAAAACAGGTAAAAGAATCTCTGTTCCTGGATATGCAAGGGAGCCAGAGACAAAACCAAAGATGGATGAATCGCAAGTGACGGGATCAGCATCAAGCTATGCGAGAAAATACGCAATGAACGCACTATTTCTTTTGGATGATGTAAAGGATCCTGACACGAACGAATACGCACAGCAGACGGGAGCCGATAAAAAGAGCGGTGGAAAGAAAGAACAGAAAGCCAATGACGGAAAGATTACACAAGGGCAGATAAAAGAACTTCGGAAGATATTTGAAAAAAACAAAATTGATGAAGTAAAGGCTATAGCCGGATACAGTGCACAGAAGATTGAAGATCTGACACAACAGCAGTACGGGTGGTTCCGAGATAACCAAGAAGAAGCCAGAAAGATGTTTGGTGTGTAAATGGACTATACAGGGACTTTTGATAGCTTAGCGGTGGATTTTGCCACCAATAAGCAAAAAGCCAGTCTGACGCTAAATGAAGACGCTAGACAGGCATTTGAGAACCTTAGAGGTAAGCAGATTGCAATAACGATTAAGGCATACAAGAAAAAAAGAAGTCTCGATGCAAACTCTTACTTTCATGTACTGGTTGGAAAGATTGCAGATGCGACCGGGAACAGCAAGGTGTACATAAAGAATAAGCTAATAGCGGAATACGGACAGTACGAAACCATTAACGGTGCATTAGTTCCGCTCCCATTGGACGATGATATAGACGCATACAATGTGGAATTTGTCCATCTGCAACCTACATCTAAGACAACCACCAATCAGAAAGGAAAAGTATTCCGGGTGAATCTGGTAATGCGAGGTTCGCATACTTACGATACCGATGAAATGTCAAAACTGATTGACGGGACTGTGTACGAAGCGAAAGAACTTGGCATAGAGACTATGACACCGAACCAAATAAGCGAAATGAAAGAAAGATGGGGTGTGAAGATTGGCGAAAAGACTTAAAAGTGTATTCACTGACGATATGGAACACTGCTACTTCACAGGAAGTCCAAACTGTCACAGACACCACATTTTCTATGGTCCGTACAGAAAAAAATCGGAAGAATACGGATTTGTGATACCGTTAGCACCGCATTTACACGAATTTACGCCAGAAAGCGTACACGGGAACCCGAACAAGGGATTGGACTTAAAACTTAAGCAGATGGCACAGAGATATTTTGAAGAACACTACGGGACAAGAGAAGAGTTCATACAGGTGTTCGGAAAGAACAGGTTGTAACTAATTAACATAGATTCATGTGGCAAAAATGGAACTATTAACAGGTTCTAACGCATATCATCTCACCCATTCGATATGCACAGCACAAGATATTGTATCACGGCCGGAGAAGCCACACTCCGGCAGAAAGGAGAAAAGCGTTGGGAAAGAATAGAGAGACGGCAGAAAGCTATTTTATTCGAATACCGGATGGACATAGAAACGCAATACAACGTCCGTACAACATGAATGTTGATAGAATCTTTCGAAGAATGATAGAGCATGCGAATAACAATGGTGACTGTATTGTGAATATTGGAGATGGCGTATTTAGACCGATTCCGGGTGATCCGGTAGATGAAAAAGCATTCCATGAATACATTGGGAAAGAATTACATAGAGCCAGAGCGATCCAGTATAAACGGCTCTGCATGAAGCAGACGTTTGAGAGCTGGAAAAAGATAGGTAGGGATTACAATGCATTACATTTTGATGGTAAAAGGGAAACTGAACAACATGAATGATTATATCCGGGCACTGAATACTAACAGGTACAAGGGTGCGGATATGAAGAAAGATAATGAATCCCGTGTGATGCAAGCTATATATGAGCAATTCGGAAGATTGCGAATAACAAGAAAGGTACGGATGCACTACCGATGGTATGAGCCGGATAAGAGACGGGATTTGGACAATGTGAGCGCATTTGGGCGAAAGTGTATCCAAGATGCATTAGTAGATACCAAAGTCTTACAGGACGATGGATGGAAAAACATAGTGGGATTCACGGATGAATTCTATGTTGATAAGAAAAATCCGAGAATTGAGGTGGATATTGAAGAGGTGTGAGCGAGAATTACATAAAACTTAGCAGAAAAATACTGGAATGGGACTGGTATCCAGATATAAAGACGTGTCGGTTATTCTTGCATATGTTACTAAAAGCCAACTGGAAAGATGCAAGCTTTCGGGGAGAAGATATCAAAAGAGGATCATTTGTTTCTTCGACATCCGTTCTTTCAAAAGAAACAGGGTTGTCTGAAAGTGAATTAAGGACAGCACTTTCACATCTGAGAAAAACAGGTGAGGTTACATGTAAAACCACAAACCGATATACCGTATACACGGTGAATAACTACGCAAGATACCAGACCGAACAGAAGAATGAAAAAAAAGATAAACCGACCAGACAGGAAGAAAAGCCGGAAAGAGACAATGGATCCGTTGAAGCTGTCATAAAAGCTTGGAACAATCTGGAAAGCTACGGGATAAAACCTGTAAAGAAGATAGAGAAGACTTCTAAGAGATACCAGAACTTGCAAGCGAGGTTAGAAAGCAACGGTTTGGAAGAAGTGCTACAGGCTGTGGATAACGTGAAGAAAAGCAAGTACTTACAAGGAAAAGTGAAAAACTGGAAGATAACATTCGACTGGTTTGTGTTACCGAACAATTTCACAAAAGTTTTTGAGGGACAGTACGAGGATAGCGGACAGGAGAAAAAAGGATTTAATAATTTCGATGGCCGGAACTATGACATGAATGATCTAGAGAGAAAGCTTATTACATAGGAGGAAGAATATGGAAAAACCGGATGGATGCACTTATCCAAACTGTTTTATCTGCCCTTTGGCAGACTGTAGTTGGGCGAGTGCCAAAGCAGAGTTACCAGGAGAAACAAAGAAAAAGCGGAGAATAGTAAGACGTAGCAAAAAGAACGCTGTTCGGAGGTGACTTTGTGACAAGACAGGAACAGGCTATTGAGGATTTTAAACGGAAACCACATTATGCGGATCCGTTTGAATACTTAAAGCAGAAGAAACAGGAGGAAAGTAAAAATGAGCAAAAGTAATGTATTGGAATTAGCAAAGAAATTAGTAGCAGCTATCGAGAAAGAAGACCAGAAAAACAAAGTGATGCTGAAAGATATCCCGGTTGGTGGGAAGTTTGATACTGGAATTGGACGATTTATTGTGCTGGAACAGAAAGAAGATTCCACTGTAGTTATTACAGAAGGCTTATATCGTGAAGATGTGAAATTTGATGAAGATTGTACGGAATACAGGAAATCATCATTAAGAGAACTGTGCGAGGGCGAAATTCTCAATGAGTTTTCTGAAGAATTTGGGAAAGAAAATATTTGCACAAATGAAGCCGGATTAGTAACAGTTGATGGACAGGAAGTATTTGGAAAACTCTTGACAAAAGTAAGGCCTCTGACATTTGACGAAGCACGTGAATATAATGATCTGCTTGTAAACAAAGACCTCCCGGATTGGTACTGGACTTGCACACCTTGGAGTACGAAAGAAAGAGGATGGGGATACTCAGAAGCGGTTGTTTCTCCGTCCGGTAGCATCTACGACGGTATCTGCAGCCGCAGTTGCGGGGTGCGCCCATTCTGCATCTTAAAATCTAATATCTTTGTATCCAAAGTTGAGGAGGAGTAAATCATGATGACGTTAAAAGAATTCGGAGAAAACCTTAAAAATCTTAATGAAGTTTTTGAACAGTTAAGAAAAAAATACCAGAAGCCGGAAATCGGAAAGACAATTGAAGTTGCCGGTATTAACTGGCTGGTGTTGGACAAGCTCGAAAAAGGATATTTTGCAATTTCGGAAGATTTTTACGGAAGAGACAGAGAGCTTGATGATAATTGCAACGACTGGAAAAGCAGTGATTTGAGAAATAAGTTAAACACTGATCTCCGCAAAAAGATTGAAAGCGAATTAGGGACAGATTCACTGGTTGAGTTTGAACGCAATTTACTTTCGTTAGATGGTCAGACGGAATATGGAACTTGCAGAGATTATGTTTCGCTTATTTCCGTGGATGAATACCGGAAGTATAGAAAACTTTTGCCAAATACAAATAAATGGTGGTGGACACTTACGCCAGATAGCACAAAATGCAATGATGATACAAGTTATATTCGGGTTGTTTCTCCGTCCGGTTACGTCGGCTACGATATCTGCAGCCGCAGTAGCGGGGTGCGCCCGGTTTGTATCTTTTCCTCTTCAATCTTTGAATCTTGTGAGGAAGATGATGATTAATGGCAGAGAATGATCTGAAAGTAATTCAAAAGGCGAAGGAACTGGCTACTCATACATTGAAAGTGACCAGTAATGCTAATAGGTATCCAAAGAAATATAGATTTTCGCTTGTTGATAAAATGCAAAATAAGGCAATGGAAATCTTTGAAATGCTTTTCGAAGCGAATAGAACGGATATCAAGAATTATAAAAGAGATCGACTTGAAATGCAGACAAAAGCAATTACGTATTGTGATGAACTACTTTTCTACATAGAGATGTCCTATGAGCTAAATATCATCAGTGAAAAGAGCGTGGAATATTGGTCAAAGTTGGTATCTGATGTAAAACATATGGCTATTGCATGGAGAACCAAAGACCGGCAAAGATAAATACACTTTAGGTCCGTTTCCGTTAAGCGGTTGTTTCTCCGTCCGGTAACATCAACAACAATAACTACAACAACAGTAACGGGGTGCGCCCATTCTGTATAACAGGGAGTCAGAGTAGGCATCAAGCCGAAATCGGGAAAGATACAAAAAGGAAACGGACCGTCCTCATAGAGGTAAATATAAAGGAGTACCAATGGATAAAGAAATTGTCACGGATTACGGGAATCTGTATTACGCTTATCGAAAAGCTAAGTCTGGCAAGAAATTTAATAGCAGCACTGCAAGATTTTCTAATGTCGCTTTAGACGGAATCAATATCCTAAAAGAGCAGTTAGAGAATCAGACATATACAGTTGCTCCGTATAACCGGTTCGAAATATATGAGCCGAAACAAAGAGTAATTGAATCATGTTCATTTAAAGATAAGGTAGTGCAACACATACTCTGTGACAACATTCTGCATCCAAAATTGAAGAATGTATTTATAAAATACAATTCTGCCGGACAAATAGGAAAAGGAACACTGTATGCATTAGATGGATTAAGGAACCACATGGAATCATTCTATCAGAGGCATGGCGTAGACGGATGGATATTGAAATGCGATATAAGACATTTCTTTTACGAAATTGATCATGAAATACTGAAAGATATTGTAGATTATTTCTTCCCAGACCCGTACACAACGTGGCTGAATCATACGTTGATTGATAGCAGCGAGAATCCTGGCTTGCCACTCGGGAATCAAGCCGGACAGGTATATGCCTTGCTTATGGTTCATGCAGTAGACTGCATGGTGACGGGCGAACTTGGAATAACTGAATATGGAAGATATATGGACGATTTCTACTTGATTCATCAAGATAAGGAATATTTGAGATGGTGTTTGGAATGTATCAGAGAAATGCTAAAAACACTTGGACTTGAATTGAACGGAAAGACACAGATCATACCGTTTAGAAAAGGAATGCGATATTTAGGATTTCATCATTATATGACGGACGATGGGAAATATATTCGGAAACTGACCGGAGAGAACAAGCGGAAGAATAAGAAGAAATTTCGAAAACTGGTAAAAGATGTGAAAGCCGGGAAACTCACGGAGGAAAAATTCTATGAGAAATATAATTCATGGAAGAACCATGCATTACATGGAAATTGTATCAAGTTGGTTCACAGTATGGATCTGTATATAGAGGAATTGATGAAAGAGGTGACATAGTGACACGACAGGAACAGGAAGATCAGGAACAGGAACAATATCTTGCAGAGTGGTCTAAAAAGCAGAAAGAGAAGCGAGAAAAGAAGAAACGGAAGTTTCGACTTAGGAGGAATAGAAAGTGAAATATAAGGTTGGAGATAAGGTAAAAGTAAGAAGTGACTTGAAGGTTGGAAAGGACTACGGCGAACATGATTTTGTGCATGATATGTTCAAATTTGTGGGAAAGATTGTAACAATTGAAAGTGTATGGAAACAAGGATATCGTATTGAGGAAGACACATATTGGTGGACAGAAGAAATGCTTGAACCAGTAGAAGAAATGAGTGCGGAAGAAGCATTGAAAACGTATACGGAATTTTGTAGTGAGCATAGTTGCAATGACTGCCCTATTCAAAAACTCGATACTACTTATTATTGTCCTGATATTAGAAAAGAATATCCAGAAGACGTTGTTAAAGTACTTAAGCAGTGGAAAGCCGACCATGAGAAAAAGCCGATTGAGACAAAATGGGTATGGTATGTGAAAATCATTGAAGCTGATACGCATTTGCTGAAACACGAAGAGCTTTTAGAACTTGATTTCAGTATCCCGATGGATCGGAAAAAAGAAGAAATTCTCAAGAAATACTGTGCTGAACACGATGGAAAATATTATGTAACCGATGAACGTAGATGCGTAGTAAAGGAGTAGCCATGAACACATGAGAAAATGAGGTGAAATGATGGAATTGAAAGAACTTTCTGAAAAAGCAAAATCTTTATTCGGCGCAGAAAATATAGAAGCACTTCCAGAAAGAATATTGGATACAGTACAAAATAATGACGAGAAAAAATATGAAGAATTCTGCAATCTGGTAAAGGATTTGAGTGTAGACTGGTTGCAAATGATCTACCAGTATTACTTAGCAGATCGAAAAGAAAAAATGCAGGACTACACTCCGAAAAGTCTCGCATTATTCATGGGGAAATTAATTGGAGATGCAGATGTAATAACAGATTTATGCGCCGGAAGTGGAGCATTGACAATTCAAAAATGGTGTATAAATAACGAACAAAAATTTGAATTGTATGAATTTGATGAAAACGTAATCCCATTTTTATTATTCAATATGGCAGTAAGAAATATTGAATGCACCGTGCATCATGCGGATGTGTTACAGCAAGAAAATTTTCATACATATAAAATCAGTAGAGGTGAGAAATACGGAAAATTTAGGGAGGTGGCAAAATGAAAAGAGGGTTAATTTCTAACCCGCCATACAACATGAAATGGAAAGCTCCGGCGTTTGCACAGATTCAGCCACGTTTTTCTGACTGTTATGTGGTACCACCGGAAAGCAATGCAAATTTCGCATTTATTCTAACTGGATTAGAAAATAATGATAGATGCGTTTTCTTACTTCCGGCATCTGTAATGAGTGGTGGAACGAAAGAAGAGATGGATATTAGAAAATATCTAATTGAGAAAAACATGGTGGATGCGGTGATTATTTGCCCGGATAATATGTTTGAATCTACTGGAATTGGAACGTGCATTATTATTTTGGATAAAAACAAAAGCACTGCAACAACAGAAATGGTGGACTTGCGAAGAAAGTATAGCGAAGAGGTTCGTGAACAGAATGGACAGTATGGCGGTAAAGCACACACCAACAGGACGTATAAGAAGACATTTAAAGTGATTACCGAAGAAACGATGGAAGAATCCATTGAAGCAATTCAAGAAAGGAAAAATATTCCTGAATTTTGCAAATCGGTAACTATTGAAGAATTGAAAGAAAACAAATATACGCTTCTGGCAAGCCATTATTTGGACATTGGAGAGATCGAATATATCCATAGAAGCTATGCGGACATCGTAAATGATATAAATAGAATTACACGAGAAAAGAACGCATGTAAATTAACACTAAATGAATCTATAGCAAAAGGAATGGGATTTGATATTGAGTTGTATAAACAAGATCAGAAAGATTCTGGATTAAATGATTTGCTGGAAAAGTTAGGTGCTGAAAAGTTGGAACGGCAAGACTATTTCACGGCATCAAAAAAGAAAAATGAAATTAAATTCGAAAACAACAGCAAGGAACAGTTATCCAGTGTATTGATAATGATTTTGAACATGTGGAAACAACATATCTATTATCTCAATCTTGAAGAAAATAGATATCTGATGGAATTAAGAGATGCGCTTTTACCAGAACTTATGAGTGGAAAAATTAACTTAGATTAATAAATTACAGAAAGGAGACGGAGCTCCGGCCGGGCAAAGATATATCGGCTCCTTTCGAGAAGAATGAAAGATTTAATTATAGACGCCTTTGCCGGTGGCGGGGGTGCATCGGTCGGAATTGAGATGGCACTTGGTAGACCGGTAGACATTGCCATTAATCATGATCCAGACGCCATTTTGATGCATAAGACCAACCACCCGGATACACTACATCTGACAGAAGATATTTTTAAAGTTAATTTGAAAAAATATGTAAAAGGACAACACGTGGCTCTTATGTGGGCGAGTCCAGATTGTACAAGCCACTCCAAAGCAAAGGGTGGCAAGCCAAGAGAAAAAGGACTTCGGATTCTTCCGTGGGCGGTATATAAGCACGCAAAAGCTATTCTACCGGATGTAATTCTTATGGAGAACGTAGAAGAAATACAACAGTGGGGTCCGTTGGATGAAAAAGGATATCCAATACCAGAGAAAAAAGGCGAGGATTACAAGAAATTCATTACAGCAATGAAAAGTCTTGGATACATATTCGAGTGCCGGGAACTGGTAGCTGCGGACTACGGAGCACCGACCACAAGAAAGAGGTGGTATGCGGTATTCCGACGAGATGGGAAAGACATTCGGTGGCCGGTGCAGACACATAGCAAAGACGGAACGGACGGACTCGAAAAATGGGTTCCCGTATCCAGCGTGTTGAACTTTGGAGATTTAGGGAAATCAATATTTGGACGCAAAAGACCTCTTGCAAAGAATACGATGAATCGTACTGCAAGAGGGTTAGAAAAATTTGTATTCAATAATCCAGAACCATTTATCGTACAGGTAAATCATGGTGGCGACAATTTTAGAGGTCAGAACATCCATGAGCCAATGCCTACCATTACAGGAAAGCACGGATTTGGAGTGATTACACCGTATATTATCCAGTACCATTCTGAGACAACAAAAGATAGTGTGAGAGGGCAGAATATCGCGGATCCACTACAAACGATTGACACAAGCAACCGATACGGCTTAGTAATTGCGTTCCTTGAAAAATTCTATAAATCTGGAACTGGACAGGCATTAAGCGAACAATTACATACGATCACGACAAGTCCAGGGCATTTTGGACAAGTATCTGTGCTTGCGGTGAAGTGGGAAGAACTTAAAAGAGCTGGAATTGAACCAGAAGTGGCTCAAAAGGCAACTTGGGTATCACAGTTTATTATGGAATATTACGGGTGCGGAACGGGATCAGAAATTAACGAGCCATTACATACAATTGTTACAAAAGACAGGTTTGCATTGATTACAATTCTTGGAAACGAATATGCAATACTGGATATCTATTTAAGGATGCTACAGCCGGAAGAGTTAAAACGTGCACAGGGATTTCCGAAAGATTATATTATCGACCGGGATTACAACTGGAAAGCGTATCCTAAATCGAAACAGGTAGCAAGGATCGGGAACAGTGTAGTACCGATTATGGCGCAGAAGCTTGTAGAAGCGAACTGTCCGTATCTTAAGGTTGGCGAGAGAGTACCGAACTTGATTATAGATGATACACAGGAACAATTAAGATTTGCTTAAATAACAGCATCTTGACAATTGAATATTGATGGTTGGAATGGTATAATTTCCGTATCAAATATACGGGAGGAAATGCCAATGAAATGTCCATTTTGTAAAAGCGAAAATACCGAAAGAATTAGTGGAAGTACAGTCTTAACAAAACGAATCCCAGAAAAAATAAGTAAGCAAGGGAATGTAACCTGTACAGAATCTGCACATATAATGTCGATTGAAACGCAAAGGTATATATGTCTTGATTGCGGATTTGTTTTTGAAAAACTAAGCGAATCAGATTTGAAACGGTATAAAGAAGCATAATTTCATCTACCAACCATCAGTATTCGGTGGTTGGTATTTTTTTACCCATTTTTAGGGAGAAAGGAACGAAAATTGAATGACACTAAAAGAATTTCTTGAAAATTATTATTACGGTAAAAACGTAAGAATATATGTTGATTGCAGAGTAATAGCTACAGGTACAACAAGGAAAGTCCTTGAACATATTAAAAAAGAACAGTTAGATAAGCCGATAAAAATGGTGGCACCTGCGAACTGTGAAATGGTGGATATAGAAATATAGGTGGGGCAGTAGAGAAAGGAGTAAATTGTGAAAACGGTATTTACTATTTGCGTGATTATTATGTTATGCGTCTATATAGCAGTGGAAGAAAGAAAAATAAAAGTAACAAAGGAAGAATCATATTGGGACGGATTTCGAAAAGCACTAATAGAATACGGAAAACTTCCGACACGACCGATTATCTTGGACGATTCTACGGGAGATATTGATTATAAATGCTCGCACTGTGGAAAGGAATACATAGTGCCGAAAGATAACAAACCGAAATACTGTAGTGAATGCGGAAGATATATTGATTGGGATGATAAAGTCTATGGGATGCAGAATTAATTACTGTCCATTTAAACGTGGTGAGCATTGCTTAAAATGTGATCATTACATAAAGCCTTTCACGGAGTATTCTGAAATTCTTGAAAAGGCACTACTTAAAGTAAAAATGTTAAATGTAATTATTATCGCAGCACATCCGAAAGATTTACAAAAAATTGATATGGATACAATAGAGGAAAATGTATATTTTGTTGAAATTGCATTTCTTGAGAAAGGACAGTTTGTCAGTTTACTGGGTGATATGAAAGAGCAAGCTTGGAAGTATATTCAATCTGGAATAGTGCCGTATAAGCAAGGAAGAAAGGAGATATTAAAATGAGAATAATTAGTCAAGATGGATGTTATGATGTGCCTTATGAACAAGCTGTGGTTGCTTGCCTTGATAGAACGGTGGTTGTATATCCATTAAACGATTTAGGAAGTTCGGATTATATTCAGCTCGCCAGTTATTCCACTGAAGAAAAAGCTATTAAGGCTATGGCGCTGTGTAGAAAAAATTATGCAGATAGCGAATATAACCGAAGCGTGTTATGCGGAATGGGAACGAAAATCGGAATGCTGCCGGATAATATTGTAGAAGTTCTCAAGGGTGGAATTTGTGATAATTTTACATTCCGGTTTCCGGAAGATGAAGAGGTGGACGTATGATTATTTTATTATTTGTGATTTTTTAGGCTTGACGTTTTTGACTATAGTAGCAGACGGAGAAGATTTGGCGATCATCCCGCTTTTTGGAGCATTTGTGTGTTTGGTTGTAGGAATTGTCTTATGTATAAATGTATCAGGTGGGTCGGTTATAGACAAAAAAATTGCAATGTACCAAAAAGAAAACACAAAAATTGAAAACCAAATGGATGTGCTTGTATCGCAGTATATGAAATTCGAGACGGATACATACGGAGAATTGAAAAATGAAAGTTCTATCACACTCGTATCGTTATATCCGGATTTAAAATCGGATGCGCTGGTAAAGAAGCAAATCGAGGTATACGAAACAAATAATAAAGAAATAAGGGAAATGAAAGAAGAGAAGATAAATTTAAAATTTGCGAAATGGTGGTTATATTTCGGAAAGTAGGTGAAATAAATGTACTGGGTAGACAGAAGCACTGGCGAGATCGTATCTGAAAGAGACAAAAATAAACCTCTATGGGCATATTATGAATATCTAAGAGATTATGGGAACGGAGTTATTATAGAGAGTTACATAATAGGAGAGAACCCGTTCTGCCGGATAGATTTTGCATATTGTGTCGGCGATAAGTATGTAAACTTAAAAAGAGATTGCCATTTCAAAAATCACGGCGTGAATAGAAACAATGTTAGATTGTGCGCCATAACCGTTCCAGCTAAAGAATATGACGAAAAGATAAAAGAACTGAGTGAGAAAGGAGAATAGCATGGATAATACATATGAACCAGCAGAAAATAAAGAACAGGAAAAGATAAAGGTAGAGAGCATTGATACCATAGTGACTATGCACGGAGACAAGCCATATTACGAAAATAAGTATAGAGAAGTGGGTGATAAATGCTATCACATTGGGTATAGTTCTTATTATTTGGACGTTGCTCTTGAAGATAGAGAAAAATATTTTGAATTAGTAGAAAGAGAAAGCGACTGGATTCCATGCAATGAAAGAAAGACAAAAGGTACCGTACTTTGTTGCGATGATAGAGGAAATATGTTAGTTGGACTTCTATGTAAAGATGAAGTGGGATATATGGCATATGGAGATGATGGACAAGAAATGTATAACTGTGTTGCATGGATGCCGTTGCCGGAACCGTATAAGGAGTGAGATTGATGAAAGTCCATTTTGGGAAGGAACCTAAATATATTAGACTCGAAGGAAATGACATATTTGTAAGTTTTAATTCGGTATATTGGATTTATTGCGGAACACTTGACGAGAAAAAGAAGACATTAAACGCAAGTCGAAAGAGGGTGGAAGAGATGAAGAATAAAGAAAAGTTTGAAAAAGAAATTGTGGAGATTGCGTGCGATGGTAATGATGTCGCAGTGCGTAAATCTACTGGAAAGCCAATTGATTGTTGCGATATAGAGTGTGGTGAATGTTCATTACTTGGTGATAAAAGTTGTACGGAATTAAGAAGAGAATGGGCAGAATCCAAGTACATTGAAAAGCCAGTTATAAGCAAGAGAGATAGAGCGTTTTTGGAGTATCTTAATGCGAATATTAATTATATAGCAAGAAATATGGATGGCAGTTTATATGTATATATCAGCAAGCCGTACAAGATAATTGATTGTTGGTGCAGTGATGAATTCGAAAAAAGCAAAAGCTTACGAATGGTTGACATCGACCTCCCAATGGTCAAATGGTCAGATGATTCATCGTGGCTTATCGAGGACTTGAAAAAGTTGGAGGTAGTTGAGGAGTATGATGAATGATAGAAGAATTAACGTGTGGATTCATAGAAGCTTCGGGAGATACAAACCGAGGAAAAATAATTTTCCAGAATGTGCATGGAGCAACAGGAGACGAAGAAAGAGACATATAGGTGATATTCTGGTTGTCTATGAAGAAAGAGGAGAAGTGCTTTGGATATACACAAGACATTGTAAGTGGAGAAGATTAGAAATTGGTGAAGAATGAGAAAGAAGAAAAAACAAAGGAGAAGACAGTAAAAAGAAAGAAAAACTACTATTTGGTAAAAAGTGATGTATTAGGATATGCGAAAAGGAAGGGATTGCTTAATGGCCGGAGTAAGAGACAAATATCTGAGAGGGGCACATAAAGACATCTACTACATAAGCGAAGAAGATGAAAAAAAGATGTTGAACGAATGCCAGAGGATGCGTGGAAACGATCAACTTGAATTACTGAAATGGTGCCAAAATGCGAATAATGACTTGTCTGGTATATTATTTTTCTCACTTATAACGGGAATCGGATATGACTATATAAGCAAAAGATACTGGATACCGATTGCACGAAAAGACTTCCAGGGGTATCGGAGGAAAGTCTTGGATGAAATGTATAGGTGGATACTTTGGGGAGAACATGACGATGGAAAGATGGCAGAAAGGCTATTCGGAATAAAAAGACACAAACATGGGAATACTACCGAAAAGGAGTGATGCGGATGGTAAGAATCTATGTGAACGGCAAACAGGTGACAAAAGAAGAACTTTCCAAATATGAAATCCATAACAAGGCGGTAAAAAGGATTCTTTCAGAAAAGTTGACAAAAAATAAGTGATATTTTAGAATTGACCTTGATAGAATCTTGGTCAATTCTTTTTTAATTGAAAGGAGAATTGACATGAAAAAATTAAATGTAGGTTATATGAGAGTGTCTACAGAAGCACAGACCGAAAAGTATGGTCTTGATGTCCAAGAAGACAAGATAAAGGAACTCGCCAAGAAAAGGGGCGTGAAGATAGCCAGATGGTATGTGGACGGGGGATATTCCGGGAGCAATATTCAAAGGCCAAACATACAGAAACTTCTGGAAGATGCAGAAGCCGGAGAAATACAGGCAGTATACATCTATAAGCTTGACAGAATGAGCCGTGATGTTGTAGATACTCTTACGCTTGTGAGTAAGCTTTTGCCGAAATACAATGTAGAGGTGGTATCAGCTACAGAGGATTTGCGGAATGAGACACCGATGGATCGTGTGATGTTGGGAGTTAATGCGGTCATGGGGCAGTATGAGCGTGAGGTTATCTATATGCGTACAAGAGCCGGGATGGTGGAACGTGTAAAGCGTGGACTGTGGATGGGTGGCGGTACGATACCTTATGGATATAGGTACGACAGGAATGATGGGATATTACATATCATCCCGGAAGAAGCGGAAAAGGTAAAAGCTATCTTTCAGATGTTCCGGGACGGATATTCGTGTGATAGGATTCAGAAAATTCTAGGGATGCATTCGGAGAAGCTTGTATCGAACATTATTAGGAGAATAGCCTATGTAGGTAAGATACAGTACAAAGGAAGAGTGTACCAAGGTTTACACGAACCGATCATAGACGAAAAACTATTCTATGAAGTACAGGAAGAGATAAAAAAGAGATCCACAAATGCTTATGTAAGCAACAAGTATATGCTTACCGGGTTGTGCTACTGTGGGAAATGCGGTACTAAAATGCGGATGCAGAAGTGGGGAAAGTACACCAAGATAGTATGTTACTCGCAGTACAAGGGAAAAGAGCATATATCTAAGACAGGAAACCCTTGCAAGAATAAAAAGGTGCGGGCGGATGTGGTGGAAAAAGAAGTAGAGGACTGTTTTAAACGATTCATCGTTAATGTCGAAGAAAAAGAGAACGAATCTGAAAGCACTCGGAAGATGATAGAAAAAGAGATATCACTAAGCGAAGCAAAACTGAAACGCCTATACGCATTGTATGCAAGCGGTAACTCCGGTACAGATACGCTTTTGGATGTTATCCAGACAGAAGAAAAAACACTAAAAAACCTACGGGAAGAACTAAAGGCAGAAGACATCCGGGAGAAAGCCGGACGGGGAGAGAAGATAGAGAAAATAAAAGAGATGTCCAACGTGTGGGATACACTGACGGATTCCGAGAAAAACAAGGTGCTAAAAGAGTGTGTTGAAAAGGTGGTTATCACAGGCGATGACATAGACATACATTTTAGCATATATTAATAGGTACTTTCTCGTGTTCCAACCATCATCCCAACAGCGGTAGGAAGTAGAGAAAAGGAAGAAAAGACCGAGATTCTATTATATGATTAAGAAAAATAAAGACGGGAGCCGGAAATATAAATATATAGATTAAGAGAAAAAAGATTTTTAAAATAATTGAAATCTTTTATTTTTTTACTTGACTAGTGGACACCACTATTCTATAATAAAGACAGTTAAGAAAGGAACACATCACAGGAGGAAGAAAAATGAAAAAATATGATTTAGTAAAAAGAACGGCAGAAATTAAGTATAAAGATAGAAAAGAAATTGAAGAAGGATGCACGGCTTTTGACGATTCGCCGGAATATATAAAAACATTCGATACACTGGAGGAAGCGAAAAAGGAACTTGCAAAACGTAAAACAGATGTTAGCAAATTTTCTTACCACGGAATGACATTCTACAAGGTTGAAGAGTATGTAATTGAAGAAAATGAATTTGAATATGACGAAGACGAAAACAAATTTGTGCAGACAGATTTTATTGACATATTAGAAAGCACAGAGATGAAAATTGAAGTCGTTGAAATACCTAGCCATGAAACAATAGCGATCTGCTCAAGCCTGGAAGAAGCGGAAGAAGCGGAAGACAATTACGAGGGCGAAAACGAAACATGCATAATGATTTAATAAAGCATTTCAGACGGTCCTTATGTCGGATTCTACGACGGTGGAGAACTTGACGGCACATGTGCACTTAAAGTATCTGAAAACAATATCGAAGAAATGATTGAAGCTGTAAAATCTTACGTAGAAAAAACATACTTAATCGGTGGAAACGTAATGCAATACGGAAACGATAAAGACGAAATCATTATAAGAAACGCGGAAGTGATTGCAATATTGCGATAAAAAAGGAGATAGTAATGGAGAAAGCAAAAAGAAACGTCATGATAAACAAAGCCGGGGGAACATCTGGAAAGAATACAAAGAATTACCGTATTTCTATTCCGGTAGGGATGATAAAGGCACTTGGCGTGACGGAAGACGATAGAAGCGTTGTCCTGGAAGAAAAAGACGGTGTGATAACTATTAAGAAAGAAAAAAGTACATGGAACAGATAGAAAAAACATAGTTTTTGTGGTATAATATAAGTAATAAAACTAAATAACGGGGACAATGAAATAGCACTTCTGACGGTAAGATGTAATTATCGTGGGAGGTGCTATTTTTGTATGCGGAAAAGGTAGGTGAGTGTATGGCAAATCTAAATAGCATTGCTAAGAAGTTACAGAAAGCAATACTACAAAAAGGATTAGTTATAAAGATGGGGACAAGTCAGTTTTATTCTGTGGAGCAAAATAGACTTATCACCATGTACATCCTATCTACCAGAGTATTAGAGCGAAAGAAAAACGGGGAATGGAAATATTATGATTATGAAATTATCCGAACAGCATCACAGATAGAGATTGTAAATTGTTTAAACGATATATGGAGGGCGGTGAAAGAATGATGGAAAACTATACAGAGATACCAGTAGAATTAAACAAACCAGACTTACGTGATATGGAAGAAATGCAGAAGAAATTCATTGACGTGATTACAAAGAATGAAAAGCTGAAAGAAAAGAATGAGTATCTGCAAAAAGAGGTAGAAGACGCAAAGGCTGTCGGAGAACGGGCACTGTGCGAAGTACAGGAACTTACTGAAAAAAATAAGAGACTGGTAGAAGAACACAACAGACAGAACGGAACAATACAAGCACTTAACATTGCATTGGATGTCATTACAGACAGATACAGTAACCTTAGAAAGAGACTATGTAGAACAGACAAGGGCGGTGAGTAGCATGGACGTACAGTTTTTAAGATGCCATTCTAATACTAAAAAATGTACTAGTGTCAACAATGAAGATAGCAGATCTGAAAAAACGTGGGAATGTAGAGACGGAGATATATATATTGCACCGGCAGAGATACCGAGAGGTGGCACTGTTATACTTGCAAAAGTAGAGAGAGGAAAGAACAGAAAGTGGTCTGTTAGTAAAAAGGCAATAGAGATTAGCGCAGATATGGTAAGAAAGTGTTTTACCAAAGTAGATGAATACGTGGAAGAGGGTGGGTAGATGCCGAAAGGAAAAGAACTTACTCCGAAGCAGAAAGCGTTTTGTGATGAATACCTTATCGACCTAAACGGGACAAGGGCATATAAAGCAACGTACAAGAGCGTAAAAAGTGATGCAGCAGCGAGGGTAAATGCAAGCAGACTACTAGCAAAGGCTAACGCAAAAGAGTATATTGCAGAAAAAATGAAGAAAATTCAAAGTGAGAAGACTGCCGACCTTGAAGAAGTAATCCGGTTCTTCTCCTCTGTGATGCGTGGAGAAGTAAAAGATCAATTTGATCTTGACACTGCCATATCCGACCGCCTGTCTGCTGGACGTGAACTCATGAGATGGTATGAGAAAGCCGATGGAGAAGAAAAAGAAACCGGTGGAATAACGATCATAAATAACATTCCAAGGCCGGAGGGCGCAGATGGGGGAGATTAAGCTTACAGATGTGATAGCTCCGGCTTTTTACGGCGTACATTGGGACATCATAGATGGAAAACATACGTATTATGATTTGTCCGGTGGCCGAGGTTCGACTAAATCTTCGTTTGTCGGTACAGAGATACCACTTGGAATGATGCAAGACGCAGTTAATGGCATACACTCAAATGCGGTTGTATTCCGAAAAGTCGGGAATACACTAAGAGAATCGGTATTTGAACAAATCGCATGGGGAATAGATGCACTTGGAGCATCGGACGAATGGACATCAAGCTTAAGTCCTATGCAATATGTGTATAAGCCAACAGGACAGAAGATAATCTTCCGTGGATTGGATAAGGCGAAAAAGACAAAATCCATAAAGATTAGCAAAGGATATTTTAAGTACCTATGGTTTGAGGAATTGGACGAATTTGCCGGAATGGAAGAGGTACGAATGACACAACAGTCTGTTCTCCGTGGTGGAGAAAAATTCGTAGTTTTTAAATCGTTCAATCCACCGATCAGCAACAGCAACTGGGCGAATAAGTACGTAGCAGAGCCTAGAGCGGACAGCTTAAGGCACAAAAGTGATTATAGATCTGTTCCGGTAGAATGGCTGGGGCAACAATTCATAGATGATGCTGAGTATCTAAAAGCAACGAATCCGAGAGCTTATGAGCATGAATATCTTGGAATCCCTGTAGGACTTGGCACAAATATCTTTGAGCTATTGGAGATTAGAGAGATTACAGATGAAGAGATAAGTAGGATGCAATCTATCTACCAGGGCGAGGACTGGGGATGGTTTCCGGATCCGAAAGCGTTTTTGCGTGTTGCTTATGTTCCGAACCAACAGAAAGTATACGCACTGGATGAATTGGGCGGTTGCAAGATAAGAAACAGCGAGATGGCACGACAGATCAAAGAAAAGGGATATGATGATTTCGCTATTTACTGTGGAGTGGATGAGGAAGAGAGTATTGTTGACTTTAGAGATGCCGGACTTCCGGCACGTAAGGCAATCGTGACACCGGGTAGCCGGAAGTATACGTTTGAGTGGTTGCAATGCCGTACATTGGTGATTGACCCAAGGCGGACACCAAGACTGTACAAAGAGGTTATAGAGTATGAGCATGAGCGAGATGGCGATGGTGAAGTAATAGCAGATTATCCGGACGGGAACGACCACTGGATTGATGCATTGAGATATGCTACTAGTCCGATATCTATGAGACGTGGACAGAGTGCGTAGAAAAAGGTGAGCAGATGGGAATTATAGACAAGATAAAGGCGGTGTGGGATAAGGTGTTTAAGGTAAACGATGCAAAAGAAATATTCGGAATAGAAACGAGGCGGTCATCTGATATGGATACTGCCTTAGAAAAGTACAAAAGTATGAGATCTGGAATTCCGTATTGGTGTACCGGTAGGATAAAGCCGACAAGGTTTTCAAACGTGATTTGCCGTGAGTTAGCGAACCTCACACTGTTCAATGCAGATATACAGATTACAGGGAATGATGAACTGCAAAAGAGATTTGACAGAGTGATGAACACATTACAGGAGAAACAAGAGGAAAGCTGTGCAACCTGTGGGATGATGATCAAGAGCGATGGTGACGATGTAGAATTTTTGGATCCGGATTACTTTCTGATTACAGACACAAACACAGACGGGGATGCGTTAGCAGCTATCTTTTTCTCATTCCTTAAGAAAAACGACAAATACTACACAAAATCTGAGTTCCATAGATTTGAATATGTTGGACTGGAACGTGTATACCATATAACCAGTAAGGCTTTCAAGTCTGATAACAAGGATATGATCGGTACAGAGATCACGCTTGACAGGGTAGATGAGTGGAAAGACATTGAGCCGGAAGTATACGTACATGGGTTAGAATATCCGCTGTTCGTCTACTGGAGAAATCCTTACGCAAATGCGATTGACAAGGAATCTCCACTGACCGTTCCGGCGTTTTCGGAATGTATCGAGGAATTGAGATGGCTTGACATTGCATTAAACATGATGGGAGATGAAACGGAAGACAGTAGACATATTACTTATGTACCACAGACAGCTATCGAATATGCAAGCAATCACTCTATTGAATTGCCGAGATTTATTCAAGGGATCGAAATGGGAACGAACGAAGATAGCATCAAAGAGCACTCCCCAACATTATTAGTAACTGAGCGTGTAGCCGGTATTAACTTCTTGTTGTCCATCATCGGATATAAATGTGGATTCTCAAACGGATATTTCTCTTTTGACCAAAATCGGGGCATACAGACAGCAAGACAGGTAGAATCTGACGATAGACGTACACTGCATACCATCCAGGCATTCCGAAACATTTTGGACGGAAAGAACCATGATGGAGTACTACACAGAATCATCTATATCCTGTATGCAGTCGGCACAGCAAACGGAACTATCCCGGCAACGAACTACCAAACAGCATGTGATTTTGAAGACCTCGTATACAACTTAGAGGATGATCGTGCACGGTGGTGGAACTATGTTTTACAGGGCAAGGTTCCAGCATGGATGTATTTTGTGAAATTTGAAAACATGACCGAAAGCGAAGCGAAAGCAATGATAAAAGAAGCACAGGAACAGAACAAGCCGGACAGCGGGTTGTTTGGAGATGAATAGGGTACAACACATACTCTATTCTTACGTAAACTAAAGAAAAGGAGTGATATTATGTTTAGAAATTGTGTATTGAAACCAAACGTAAACACTGTTAAATGGCTGAAAGCAACAGGCGTAAGATGCGTTAAGACGATGGCACAGACAGCACTTGGATTTGTGATCGTTGGAAAAGGAATCTATGAAATTGACTGGAAATATGCAATCGGAGTAACGGCCGTAGCCGGAGTGGCAAGCTTGCTTACATCTGTAGCAGGAATTCCGGAAGTAGAGGGGGAATAAAGATGGCAACAAGTACTATTAATATCATTGTTATCTGTGCTTTTTTGCTTTTGGTAGCAATAATTCCCGGCGGAAAGGATAAGTAATGCTTACACCGGAATATCTCTTCCATGTGACCGATGGTGCGGAAAAGATAACGTCAGACATGCATAAAAACATCATGGACATGATCGTTAAGCGCATAATGGTGCGTATAGGTCGTGGGGAAGATTATATCCTTACGGCTACGGACAGGTGGCAGATACAGGTGTTACAAGAATCCGGGTACTTACTGGAAGACATACAAAAAGAGATTGCTGATAAAACGAAAAAGCAAGAGAGAGAGCTTAAAAGCGCATTTGAAGAAGCTGGTATAAAAGCTATCGAGAGAGACGATGCGATATATAGGGCGGTAGGACTATCACCTACGCCCTTATTGCAATCTCCGGCATTGCTAAGAATACTGGAAAGAGATTATAACGCTACGTGTGGAGAATGGAGAAACCTTACACGAACAACGGCGGATGAAGCGCAGAAACTGTTTTTGAAAGAAGTTGACACAGCTTACCGCATGGCATCAAGCGGTGCCATATCATATACACAAGCCGTCAGGAATGCTGTTGACAGGATGATAAATCAAGGTGTTAAAGTATCGTATCCGTCCGGTAGAGAAATGAGTATTGAATCAGCCACAATGATGACTGTCCGCACAGGGATAAGCCAGTGCGCCGGAGCAATAGCACTAAAACGAATGGAAGAATTGGAATGGGACACCATCCTAGTATCGGCACATGTTGGCGCACGAATTGGTGATGGTGGCAACAACCCAACGAATCACTTTTGGTGGCAAGGAAAATTCTATTCCCGGACAGGCAAAGACAAGAGATTCCCGGACTTCCGAACAACAACAGGCTACGGAACGGTGACAGGGTTGTGTGGCGTGAACTGCCGACACTCTTTCGGATCCGGTGACGGCGAAAACAATCCGTATGCAGATATCAACCTGTCGAGTGAAGACAATATCAAAGCGGAAGAGCGTGCGAAAAAGCAACGTCTTATGGAAAGACGCATTCGCAACAGCAAGAGAGAGATTCAGAATTTGCAGACTGCTATAGATGCAAGCGGAGATGATAAACTTAAGCTTGAGCTCCAACAAATGTACGACCGCAAGTCAGCGGTGTTGAGACGGCAGAATAAGCAGTATCGTGATTACTGCAAAGACAATGGCCTTAAAGAATATTCGGAACGCCTACGGGTAGCACAGTGGGATAGGTCACAGGCTGTGAAATCAGCAAAAGCAGCACAGAGATATATAAAATCAAAGGAAAAGTGAATATGGAACTAATAACACAGATACTTGCTATATGCGGTGCTATATCTGTTATCGGCGGTGCTGTTGCGGTGCTTTCCGGGTGGTACAAATCATGGAAAGCACCAAAAGAAAAACAGGACAACCGTATAGAGCAGATTGAAAAGCGAATAACGAATATTGAAACATCTATCACAGGGATTAATCAGAAACTTGATAACGATTATAAGAACATAAGGAATACGAGGGATGATATGAATCTATTAATGAGAAGTATGTTTAATTTAATCGAAAACAAAATCACAGGGAATAACATTGAGGGTTTAAAAAAAACTCGGGAAGAGCTTGTAAATGCTATGACGGACAAGAAACCAAAGGAATTATGAAAATATACTCTTTTACACGACCAGAACTTGACTATTTTGAATTAGAATGCAACTTTACATCGGATGAATTGAAACTGTTCCGGCTCCGTGCTAAAGCTATGCCTTTAGAGGACTGTGCGGAAGAAATGAATGTGAGTGTGTCTACGGTCAAGAGATTGAGTAGAAGAGTAAATGATAAGATTGAAAGGGTTGTATAGGTATGTGGATTGAAGATATAAAACCTTGTAAAGCGTACATCGAAGCAACTAGTCAAGAAGTATCGGGCGTACTTGGGTTCGGTGAAATAAATTTTAACGCTGGTTGGATTATTGACGAAAAAGGAAGAAACAAATATAAGCATGGACATACAGCGCATATTCCTGTTTTTAAAACTGCTGAATTTGTAAAACATTTTGAGTATTTTTCGAATGTCCATACAGAAAAAATAGATTTCCAAGCATATTACGGATCAAGTGCTGAAACTAATACATTTTGCTTAGTTGGAGCAAAACCAATATCTGAAGAAGAGCACAACAAAATAACAGGTGCAAAGAGGTGATTATATGATACCTAAGATTTTTAAAATAAGTGGATATCTCATAGAACCGACAGGAAGACTTGAACCACACCACATTAAGGCGAAAATGCTTTACGGCTGTGGATTCCCGCTTGTAGGACAGCACATTCATGTACAGAAAGCAGAGATTAAGAAACTGGATGAAAAGCATCCACTCATGCAAGAGAACTGTGATTTGGCAGAATGCGATAAGTATTTCAATGGCGAACCGCCGACAGTGAGCAATAGAAAAGTTGAACCCGGACAGGTGTACAGGCACTTCAAGGGCGAGACAGTGAAAGTCCTGTATATTGCACAGGATAGCGAAATGCCGGGCCAGTTCAAGGTAGTTTACGAATGTTCTAATGGCGTGTGGTGCAGACCTTACGGAATGTTTGTGAGTGAGGTAGACAGGAAGAAATACCCGGATGTGAAGCAAAAGTATAGATTTGAATTAGTGGAGGAATAATTATGATTTTTAAAGAAGCGTTTGAATTAATGAAACAAGGTGCGAAAGTAAAATTGCCTGGATGGAATGGTTACTGGTGTTGGGATAATGATAAGCAGACGATTATGATTCATTGCAGACCAAAAGATTTCGACAAAGGACAGGGGGATGTTCTTGATATCCGTGAAACGCAGAGAGTAGAATATACTTTCATGCACACACAGAGAGACGATTGGATGATTGCTGATGAAGAGAATTGCGGTGCTCTTGGCGGACGGTCAACATTTGGATTTGGTGATGCTATCCGTTATCTAAAAAGAGGACTTAAGGTAGCTCGTAAAGGTTGGAATGGTAAAGGAATCTATCTGGAAATGTATTCGCCAGAAGTCAATCTTGAAACTATTGCAGAAGCAGTGCATAACGCATGGTGGGAAGAAAAGAAAAAACAGGGAGTTACAGATCACCCGGATATGATTCCGTATTCTGAACTAAGTGAAGAAGTGAAAGAATACGACAGAGTTACAGCAAGAACAACTATTGAAGCATTCAATTATATGACGCATTCGTTCATATATATCAACACTACTGGATTACAGACAGAAAATCCTTATGCGCCTAAAAATAAAGTGCCTTGGACACCGTCTCAGACAGATATGCTTGCGGAAGATTGGGTATTTGCAGAATGATACCGAAAGCACAAAATAATAAGTGATACTTTTTAGAGACTTTAACGAACTGTTAAGGTCTCTTTTTTATGCGTAAAATGAAAGCATAGAGAACAACAAATACTAATTTACAGGAGGTATGAGTATGAATCCATATATGTCATATACACCGTACATGCCACAGGATGCTTATATGCAAGATCAAATGGCATTACGACAACGGATAGACAACTTATCACAGGCTCAACAGCAATACAAGCCACAGGCACAGCCGAATGTGAACTGGATACAGGTAACCGGAATTGACGGGGCAAGGAATCAGATCGTACAGCCGGGAACAACGGCTTGGATGATGGATAACAATGCACCATATTTCTACGTTAAATCTGTTGACGGTGTGGGAAGTGTTACGTTTAAAGCTTTTGAATTCCATGAGGTACAGGCGAACAATCCACAACCTGTAGCGGAAAACATGGACGCTAAGTACGTGACAAGAGAAGAATTCAACAAATTACTGGATACATTGAAACCACAGCCGGAAGAGCAGAAAGGGGAGCTGACGCATGAGTAATCCGTTAATGGGAATGATGGGCGGTATGCCGGGTGGTAACAGTCCATTCGGAATGATTCAAAGAATGATGGGGATGATGCAAAATGCACAGAATCCCGGAGCAATGTTGCAGAATATGGCGCAGAGCAACCCGAACATCAAAAAGGCTATGGATATGTGCCAAGGAAGAAACCCGAAAGATGTATTTATGGAGATGTGCCAGCAAAATGGCATGAATCCAAACGACATTATTAATAAAATAAAGTGATATCCGGACGGAGTGCACACGTCTTGATAAATAAAAGAAAAGGAGAACCAACATGAACGAGGGATTAAACACACTTAGTGCTGCCGATGTAGCAGCGGTCACAAGAAACAACGATGGAAACATGTGGGGTGACGGTGGATGGTTCTGGATCATCATTCTTGCTTTCCTGTTTTGCGGTAACGGATGGGGAAACAACAACGGAGCACAGGACGCTTTTATCTCTGACGAATTTGTGAAAAGAGATATCTTTAACACAAATCAGAATGTGTCTAACACAGCTTGCGAGACACAGAGAGACGTATTAGAGAACCGCTATAACACACAGCTCGGCTTGCAGAACTTACAGGCTCAGCAGTCTCAGTGTTGCTGCAACACACAGAAAGAGATCTTACAGAGTAGATATGATGCAGCATTACAGGCACAGAACATGCAGGCACAGATGGCACAGTGCTTAAAGAGATTCTTTAAAGCCATAAGGAATCTGTTTACCAAAAAAGTAAACACAGTAGGCACTTACGCATAGTAATATGCGTTGGCAACCGGGAGAATTGCTGGAAAATCTAAGTTTACTTTTACTTTCGCATTAAAATAATGTATAATTAAAATATCAATAATACTTATGCGGAGGTAAGAATATGTTTTATGTATATGAATGGTTTATAGTTTCAACTGGAGAAATAATATATGTTGGAAAAGGTCATAAGAAAAGATATAAGGTTAGAAAGCACAATCGTCTTTTTAATGAAATGATAAAAAGATTTGAATGTGATAGCCGTATTATCAAAGAATTTGAAGACGAAAGGGAAGCTTTTCTTTACGAGGACATCAGAATTGCCGAACTGAAAAAGAAAGGTCAATGTGTATGTAATATCAACCGAGGTGGAACCGGCGGTGATACAGAGTGGTGGAACGAAAAAAGAAGAAAAGAATATTCTGAACATAATGTTATGAAATCTAAAAGCCAGAGACAAAGAATGTCTGAAAAAAATCCGATGAAAGACAAAAAAACAGCCATGAAAGTTGGAAAAACAAAGTGGAGAGGTGTAATGGTCGGAGATGAAGAATATGAAAGTCTGGCACAAGCTGCAAAACATTATGGAGTAACTGTTCAAGCCATATCGTATTGGTTAAAAAGAAAGCAGACACCAGATTTAAGACCTTGCTATTATGTCGGAGAAGAAAAACCTATTCCACACAAAATAAAGTATTCATTTTGTAAGCCAGTATATATTGATGGGAAACATTTTGAAAGCGTAAAGAGCGCAGCTGAATACATTAACGTAACGCAAAACTCTTTGATAGCAGCACTAAAAAATAATAGACCATGTAAAGGACATATTTGTAAATATGACAATCAGCAGCCTAGTCAGACGAATACCGATAAGAGTAGTTTGAAAGGTTCAGAGACTAACGAGTGAGGACGGAAACCAATAATCTCGACACGAGTACCCGGCTCCTACCCGAATGGTAGGATGAAGATATAGTCCGAACTATCGAGGAAACCGATAGAAATGTAGAATAAAGAGTCTACATGTTAACAAAATGGCTGTGACATTAAAGAAAGCATCTTAGCAGATGGACAGGCTACACGCCAGTTAATCCAGGATAACACGATTCAGAACTTGAGAGACAAGCTCGCTGATCGTGACAGAGATTTGCAGACAGCATATTGGCAGATTTCACAGGTATCACAGACCAATAACATTATTGATGCAGTGAGACCGACACCAAAACCGGCTTATATGTCTTGCAGTCCATACTTTGCGTATAACGCATTTGGTAATGGTTGCTGTGCAAGTGGGAATGTGATGTAAGTGAACGATATATCACTACTTGACTTTCTGACAGTGTACGGAGTTGCTTTGCAGATAGCGAATTTTAACAGTGATCTATCACAAGCAAGTAATTCTGACATCGAAAAACACTTGCATGAGCAAGACAGTAAGTATTTTTTGAAAATAATTGAAAACCAAAACAAAATTATAAGCATGTTGGAAGAATCCATATCTACGAAAAAGTAGTCTTGCGAAGATTAAAGAGAGTAGGCATGCGCTTGCTCTCTTTTTTTAAGAAAGGAGAAAAAATATGTTAAATTCTATTGCTAAAAATGCTCAGACGGTAGCAACAAATCAGAATGTATTATTTACGGAAACAAGAGTGAAAAGCCGTAGATGTGCTTGTAACACAGGGTGGCTTGCACATGACAACGGCAGTGGACTTTTTGAAATCACAAACCGTGGAAATCTGCCAATGGCGGTCGAAGTTGAGTTTAACGGAAACGTTACGGCATCTGCAATAGGAGCGGTAGCGTTATCTATCAAACAGAACGGGGAACCGATTTCCGGTACAGAAATGGACTATACAGTAGCAACGGCAAATGTGTATCAGAATGTCGGTGCAACTACATTGATTGCAGTTCCGGCCGGAAGTAGTGCCACTATATCGGTTGGCAACGTTGGCACAGTTGACACATTGGTTAAGGATGCGAATATCATCATTAAAAAGCTCTCATAGAAAAGGGGTGAGTTTCTATGATTGATTTTAAAAGCAACCTAGATGTCAAAACTCCGAAAGAAATCTTTGCCGAAATCAATGAACGGTTTATCGGAGCGGTCATGATGCACGGACAGTTTGCGGACTACTTCGATTTTCTTGGCTTAAAAGGCTTTAAGCGGATGCATGAGTACCAGCACATTGCGGAAAGCTTGGAACGTAGGAAAGTGTGCAGATATTTTATAAACCATCACAATCAGCTTATTGATGATGTATTTGATGGAAAAGTGAATGTTATCCCGGATGCGTGGAGAACGGCCAAACGGTTAAGTGTTGGGAAAAGCACAAAGCAGAAAGCCGTAGAAGATGGATTTGTCGAGTATCACAATTGGGAAGCCGAAACAAAGGAAGTGTACGAACAGTACGCACACACACTAAGAGAAAACGGTCATGTGGCTGATGCTATGTTCGTGGAATGCTTGGTAGAGGATGTAAGCGAAGAATTAAAAACTGTAGAATGTATGATTAACGACCTCATATCTACCGGATACGACATGGTATACATCACAGAAATTCAATCGGAGATTCACGACAAATACAAAAAGAAAATGAAAGGAATCGAGGTGTAATAAATGAGCGAGATCAAAAAGATTTTGGAAGAACAGCTTGAACGTGAGAAAGCATCTGCAAAGAAAGACTTAAATATGTCTAACTTACAGGCAATGTACATGATTACATCTACATTATGTAATATGAAATCTTTGGAATGTGAAAGCGTACCAGGGATGATTGCGGATGCATCGGAAAACCTTATCAAGAAGTACAGTAACGGAAAGTACGACAAAAACATTGATGCACTATATGACCAGTACATTATGGCGAAAGAGATGTATCAGCAGAACGGAGATCAGGCACATAGAGACAAACTGATGGAAAGTGTCGGAAAACTTATGGTAGAAGTGTACGACATGCTTTCATCTATGGTGATGGATTCAGATTTTGCAGAAGAACGGAAAGAGATTCAAAGGCAAATCAAGAAGCTTGCAGAGATGTAAAAGGTTTTAAATAACACATAATGGCTCTTGATAAACTCTATCGCGGGGGACAAGTTTATTACCTCTACATTATACAATAAACATGGTGAATCACATAGGACATTTTCTTTTCTTGATACACCTCCTTTCAATAAAGCCTAATAGCGGAATGCTGATTAAAGGGCGGTCAAACGCCCGTTAGGTTTTCCCTTAAGCTTGCGGACTTAGGGAACCGTCATTTTATGTTACCTCCTAAAGATATAATATGATAAATTCTTATCCGCAAAGGATAGTGCACAGTATGGTGCATGGATTCATATCCGGCTATCCTTTTTCTGCATAGAGTTAGTTACGGAACAATATGCAGATTGACCGTCAAATAGCCGTAACAGTGGTTGGAACTGTATAGAGGGAACACTTGCACCAACCACTAACGGGATATAGTTCAATGGTAGAACAAAAGTCACAATCCATCATCTCTTTGAAAAAAAGACTTATGTCCACGGTTCGATTCCGTGTGTCCCGATTACCCCGACAGAGGTTCATCTGTCTGAATCCCTACCGCAGACGAAGCGGTTAATAAGAGACGTTGAGGAGGATATGCAACATGAAAAATATTATTCAGATTATCAAGGATGCTGGTCTTGAAATTACAGATGAGCAGAAAAAGACAATCGAAGATGCAGTGAAAGAGAATTACAAAAGCGTATCTGACTATGATAAGCAGACACGAAAAGTAGAAACTCTGACACAGGAACGTGACAACTTTAAAACACAGTATGAAACAGCGAAAGAGACTTTGGACGGGTTCGAAGGAAAAGACTTCGATGCGATCACAAGAGAACGTGATGAGTGGAAGACGAAAGCCGAGAACGCAGAAAAAGAATGGAAAGACAAGCTTGATGCCAGTGAAAAAGAGTACAACCAGAAGATTGAAGAAAGAGACTTCAATGACGTTCTGACAAAGGCTCTTGCGGGCGAGAAATTCAGTTCTGATTTTGCCAAGGCAGGCATTATCAACATGATTAAGGATAAAGGCCTGAAACGTGAGGGCGAAAAGATTCTTGGTCTTGATGATTACATGAAAGAACTGAAAGAATCTCAGAAAGACGCTTTCGTGACTGATGGTAAGACACCGCCAGTATTCACTACACCTACAGAAAAAGGTGGAAGTGAACAGAAAGCAGAGCCGTTTGTTCCTGGAACTGTTTGGTAGAACCATACTGTAAACCGACTATCAATAGGAGATAGCCGTTGACCTTAAAGAATTAAAGGAGAACAAAAATGGCAGAAACAACAAGAATTACATCATTAAACATGTTACTTGACCCAACCGGAAAAATGCTTCTTGCAGAAGAGTATGGAAAGGTCATTGAAAACGTCCAGAAGAACACTATTTCTGGGAAAATGAAGAATACCGAACTTTCCGGTGATCCGTCTGCCGGAACCGTAGAAGCAAAAAGATTCGCAAATGCGACATCTAAGAATTACGGAACTGCCAGAGGTGCAGCTAAAGGTGATGGAGTAAAAGGAAAGCCGGTTACGATTCCAATTGATGTAGATAAGGAAATCGTAGAAGAGGTTGAACAGAAAGATGTATCTCTTCTCGGAGTAGAGGGACTTATCGCAAAAAGAACAGCGAACCATGCACTTAGAATGATCGCAGAACTTGACACTGAGTTCTTCAAAGTTGCCGGAACAGATGCGACAGAAGTTGATTTGACGGGTATTACAGCTATTGAGGAACAGGCTGAAACCATGATTCAGCAGTGCGAAACTACCAAGAATGAATATGTGGACGGAGTACCACGTTCTATGATGAACATGATCTGTACGCCAAAATTCTACGGAAAAATCCGCACATATCTGGACAAAGTTACAGTGCCGGGTGTTGGCGTGGCTGACGAAGAGTTCTACGCTTATCATGGCGTAAAAACATTCTCATGCGTGCACATGCCGACAGACGTTGATGTGATCGTGATGGTGGATGGAGCTATCGCACAGCCTGTTAAATCTACACCATACAGTGCTGAGAAGATTCCTCTTTCAGAAGCATATGGTATTGAACTCTTCTACCATTACGGAACAAAGTCTGTAATGCCTGACCTTATCTTCAAAAATAAGAAAGGTGAGTAAGCATGAGACAGTTTGAAGACTTGGAAACGGGCAGAACCTTATCAACTGAGCATGAAATGAGTGCTCAGTTGATGGAGAATAACCCAAATAAATACAAAGAGATAAAAGGCGGGAACAAAGGCAGAAAATCTACTGCAAAAGAAGATCAGAAGTAGCAGGAGGAACATTATGGCATACACAGATTATGAATTTTACAAAAGCAAATTCTATGGTGATACTGTGCCGGAAAGTGACTTCCTTAAGTATGCAGAGCGTGCCAGTGACCGCATAGACCAATATACTTTCGACCGCCTTGTAGACGGACTTCCAGATAATGAGCGAGTTAAAACGAAAGTACAAAAGGCTGTCTGTGCGGTTGCTGATACCATGTATCAAATTGATCAGATTAAAAAAGCTTCTATGGATACCGTAGGAACTATACAGAGAGAAGATGGGACGGTCGTTAATAAGGCCGTCTCTTCTGTTTCTTCCGGGAATGAAAGCATCTCCTATGCTACCGGAAATAATATAAGTAGCAATGTGTACACTCAGGCATCTATGGATAAAAAAGTGGAAAATGCTTTGCTGTTAAACGTTGCTACAGAGTATCTTGCCGGAGCAACTAACGACAAGGGCATTTGCCTTTTGTATGCCGGATTGTGAGAAAAGCATGTTAAAAATCATCCATAAATTATTTTGCAAACACAAAAAGAAAATCCATGACGGAACGTATCTGGAAGATATCGGAAACGGGATAAAAGAAACAAGGCACATATGGAAGTGCGAAAAATGCGGTAAGAAGTTTTATTAACGAGAGGTGATACCGATGTATGACAAAACCATAACTGTATTCAACAAATATGTGAATCAAAAGGATGAAATATTTTGGTATCCGACCGTAATCAAAGGTGTTCAACTCATTGTTGATAAATCCGCAAACATTGAAAAGACAGGACTTGATACGGCTGACACGGCAACACTCCATGTTCTGTATCACATGGCGTCCGATGAAAAAGTAGTAGCTGGCAAAAAGTATCTTGAGCCTAAAAAATGGGTGAAACAAATTAACGATACACTTGGACATACCGTCACATTTGCAAGCGGTGACTTTTTTATTGAGGGCGAACATGATGAAAAGATGATAGCAGACGAAGACTATCAGAGCCGGAGAGATGGTGGCTTTTATGATTATATGAACAAAAATCACGACAATGTATTCTTAATCACCAATGTCGGAACATACACACTTATCCCACATTTTGAGATAGGGGGAAAGTAAATGGCACGTAGCAGAATGTTCCATTTTCCGAACATCTCGATAGTTGAAGCTGACATCAAAGTGAATGTGAATCTTAACCGATTTGAAAAGCAATTCCAAGATGCTCAACTTTGGTTAGATGAACAGGTGTGGACAGGCACAAAAAAGTATATTCCACAAAGAGACGGGATGCTGATTGATACAACCAATACGCAGAACGAAGCCTTGAAAGGTAGTGGAAAGGTTTACGCCGGATATGGTCCTTACGCAAGATACCTGTACATGGGGAAAGTTATGGTAGACCCGGAAACAGGATCACCGTGGGCGAGACCGGGGGCGAAAAAGGTGGTAACGGACCGTGATATTCAGTTTTCGAAAGAGCCGAATCCTTTTGCAACAGATCACTGGTTTGATGCTGCTAAAGATGAATTTTGCGATACATGGGTAAAAGGAGTGAAGAAACGTGCAGGCGGTGGATAGTAAAAAAACAGTGAAATACGATGTTGACGGATACGACATTGTAACAAATGCACTTAAAGATTTGCTGAATCAGTATCCAGGATTGGAAACCGGGGAAGTGTTTAAATTCTCCACTCTGAAAGAAGATGATGGAATAGCATTCTATCCGGTATCCGGTGCGGTGATTGCACAGGAGAAAAAATCGGTAACAGGTAAGGTGAATCAGCTTTGCAACTACCCGTTCTATATCGTGTACAGGACATCTCGTGATTCTCCGAATATGAAAGCGGATATCAAGGAATTTCTTGATAGTGTAGGTAAATGGCTGGAACGACAAACAGTCGTGATTGATGGCGAAAAGCATAAGCTTACATCTTACCCAGCACTTACAGAAGAACGAAAAATAGAAGAGATTACAAGAATCACACCATCATACCTTGACAAAACCTATGAAAACAATGTGCAAGACTGGGTGATTAGTATGTCTCTCAAATACAGGAATATATTCAGAAGAACTAATTAACCGGACATCAATTGAAGATGTTCGCTGACCGTAAAAAATTAACGGTAGAAAGGAAAGGTAATATGGGACAGTTAAATCGTGAAGCATTAGCACACTATTTAGACACCACATTCAAAAAAGTCTTAGCATCCGCAGAGTTTGAAGTCATCGGAGAAGACATCGAAGAAATGTCTGTCGAACTCAACCCGGATACATCGACCAAGAAAACGATTCTCGGCAAGACAAAAACAACAGACAACGGGTATGAGCCGTCCATTAGTGCAGACCCGTTCTATGCGGATCCGGATTCAAAATTATATCCACACATTAGAGACATTGCGCTTGACCAGTTAAAAGGTGATGCTTGCAAAACACTGATGCTTGAAGTGATCGTGGAAGACACAAGCGCAGATAATCATCTTGCCTATGTACAGGAAGTGCTCGTAAAACCTCAGAGCTACGGCGGTGACACAGCCGGAGTGAATATCCCATTTAACATTTCGTTTGATGGCGATAGAACAAAAGGCTATGTAACGGCTGAATCACTTAAAACAGGAAACCCGAAGTTTACGGCTGGTGCATTACCAGCAAGCGTAAATTCACTGGCTGATTAATTCTGAAAGAGGTGCATCTTATGAGCAATAAATTGATTAAGCCGTCCAATGAAAACAAAATCATCATTGATGATGGTTCGAAGTCCTATACTATCGAGAACAAAAAAGGAAAAAAACTTGGTGTGTTTGAGTTCCGTCCGTCAGATACAAATATCGTAAATCGACTGGATGAAGTGATCGAATTTTTCAACACTTACAAAATGCCGGATGGCGAAGACGGAGTATCAAAAGCAGAGAAAGAGATTGTGGAAAAAATATCCTATCTCATCAATGCAGATGCGGAAGAATCCTTTTTCAAGATTCTTGGGGCATTTTCAGCACTGGAAAACGGTGAACTGTATGTAGAAAATGTTCTCAATGCAGTTGCAAAAGTAATTGAAAGAGAATTTCATCACAGATCAAAAAAGGTACAGCGCCGCATGAACAAATATGTGGCAAAGTACCATAACTAATGTATGCGTGGAAACTTCCCACTTCCTTAGATGTTAATGGCAAAGAATATCGGATACGCACAGATTTTCGTGTGATATTGGATATTCTTTCTGCTATGAACGACCCGGAGATATTTGAACCTGATATGACGGAAGAAGAAAAGAATCAAGAGCGTGCGCTTACGTTGTTGCAAATTCTGTACATTGATTTCGACAGTATGAACCCTAGAGACTATGAAGAAGCCATGAAAAAAGGCGGGGAATTCATAGATTGCGGATTCAAAGAAGACAGCAAAAAGCCAAGACCGCAGTTGATGGATTGGGAAAAAGATGCTCCTGTTGTCATCCCGGCCATTAACAAGACCATAGGAAAGGATGTGCGTTCGGAAGAATATATGCATTGGTGGACATTCCTTGGTGCATACATGGAAGTCGGAGAAAGCACATTTTCCACTATCGTCAGTATAAGGGATAAAAAAAGAAGAGGAAAAAAACTGGAAAAGTGGGAAGAAGATTATTATAAAGAACACAAAAACATGGTTGATCTAAAGACCAAAACACAGGAACGTAGCGAAGCCGAAAAGGAAGAATTAAGAGAACTTTTCGGGTTCAAGAAGAAATAACCGGACATCAATTGTGGATGTTCGCTGACCGTAAAAAAATAACGGTAGAAAGGAATTGCTATGGCACAGGCAGACGGTAGCATTATTATTGATACCGAAATCAACTCGGATGGTATGAGTGCCGGTGGCAGAGAGATAGAATCATCACTGAGAAAAATGGCAAATGAACTGAATGGAGTTAGTGCCAAAACCAAAGCATCAATAGAGAAACAGATTGATTCGTTCTCAAAACTTAGCCGGGAATATGCTAGGCAATCCGAAAAAGTAGAAGAATTAAAAAGAAAAGTAGCCGAATATGGCAACCAGAAGATTCCGACAGAGGAATACATGGAAATACAGGCACAGATAGATCAAGCAACAGCAAAGATGAATCGGCTCACAGAAGCACAGGAACGTTTTCTTGCAAATGGTGGAAAGAAGAACTCTAATACTTACAAGAGACAGCAATATGACATTGATGAGCTGGCAAATACTATCAAATATGCCGAGGGAGAATTAAAGGACTTAGAAGCAAGTGGCACTGCATTCCGAACAGGAAAAGGAACAAAAGAAGCGAAAGCTGATATGGGAAAGCTTGCGGTAGCAGAAGACAAACTCGCAAATATCAATGATCGGTTAAATACGTCTTACAAATCTATAAAAGGAACTGTAGACGAATATAAGGCCAAAACGCTCAAAGCTTCAGATGCGAACGATAAAATGAGTTCATCCGGCAAGCGGGCATCAAAATCCATAAAAGGTGTTTCAAAATCTGCCGGTGGCGCAAGAATGAGCCTTGGCCGTATGCTTGGTATGTCCTTGCTTATGAGTGTTGCTTTCCGTGCGTTTTCGGCTGTGATGAGCGGAATCAAAGTGGGATTCGACAACTTGTCTCAGTATTCCAGTGATACAAATAACAGCTTGTCGATGTTGTGGGGCAGTTTGGTACGCTTGCAAAACTCACTCGCAACAGCATTTGCCCCGATACTTTCCGTAGTAGCACCGATACTGTCTAAGTTTATCGACATGATTTCGACAGCTGCAAGCTATGTAAGTATGTTCTTCGCTTTCCTAAGCGGTAAGAAAACATATACGAAAGCTATAGCAGTGCAAAAAGACTATGCGAAGAGTTTAGATAAGACGGCATCCAGCGCAAAGAAAGATGCAGACAGTACAAAAGATGTTGCAGACGCTACAGAAGACGCAACTGACGCTACAGAGGATTATCTTTCGCCATTGGATGATTTGAACCGATACACGGAACAACAGGATAAAAACAATTCCGGTTCTAAAAATCCATCAAGTAGTACACCGAATACTGGCGGTGGCAGTGGAACGTCACCGATGTTTGAAGAGGTGGCAATTTCAGATATTCCAATCTTGGAAAAGTTAAAGGATATTCTCTCGCAAATATTCAAACCGTTCAAAGAAGCGTGGGACAAAGAGGGACAAAATACTATTGATTCTGCTAAATACGCTTTTACCGAATTAAAAAATCTGGTGACAGATGTCGGAAAGAGCATGCTTGAAGTTTGGACAAATGGTACAGGCACAAAGATTTTGGAAACAATTTTGCAAATAACGCAAGGAATTTTTACGACTATCGGGAATGTTGCAAGACAATTAGATGTGGCATGGAACAAAAACAAAGTCGGTACGGCAATTGTACAGGCAATTGCTGATATTTTCCAAACAATCCTAGATATTATTAATAAGATTGTATGGGCAACGGCTGATTGGGTTGGAAAACTTGATTTTTATCCATTACTTGATTCGATTAGAAATGTTTTGGAAAAATTACAACCATTAATTAAAGTCATTGGTGATTATGTGTACGAATTATACACAACTATTGTATTGCCATTTTTGAAGTGGCTAATAGAAAAAGGATTACCGACATTGATTAACGGAATAGCAGAATTCTTTGACTTTTTAAGCAAGCACTCTTGGATAATTGAATTGATTGGCTCGCTTTTGATTGGCGCGTTTGCTGCCGGAAAAATCACACCATTAATCGCAATGATTGTCAACGGAATATCTGGATTGATTTCAATACTTGGCTCTGAAGGTCTTATCGGTGCAATTAGTGTGATTATATCCTCAGTTGGAATAATCCCGATTGTAATAACGGCTGTGATTGCAATCCTTGTACTTTTAGTAACTCATTGGGATCAAGTAAAACAGACAATGTTAAATTTTGCAGATTGGCTCAGTAATGCGTTTGTAACCGATTGGACAAAACAATTCGGAATTATTGGCGATTACATGAATCTTTTCTTTTCCACTATCAGCAATATCATTGATGGTATAAAACAGATATTTAACGGTATCGTTGAATTTTTTACAGGAGTATTTACCGGCAATTGGAAACAAGCTTGGGAGGGAATAAAAGATATTTTTATTGGCGTATGGAATTTAATGGCAACAATAGTCACCACGCCACTTAACTTAATAAAGACCCTTGTGAACCAAGTTTTTGAATTCATTAAAAATTTCGTTTTATCACCGTTTTCAAAATTTGTGAATGGTATTTTTAAAACAGACTGGACAAAGGCATTTGGAATCATTGGCGATTATATGAACGGATGGGCGCAGAATATTAAAAATCTTTTCGATTCGGTAAAACAGATATTTAACGGTATTGTAAATTTTGTAAACGGTGTTTTGTCTGGGAATTGGCGAAGAGCGTGGAATGGTATTAAGAATATATTCGCCGGAATTTGGAACGCAATGGCATCGGTTGTAAAAAGTCCGGTAAATCTAATCATCAGCTTTATGAACGCTATGTTACGTGGATTCCAGAGGATGCAGAACGGATTTGCAAGTGCTATGAACCACATGAATGTTCGGTTGCCAAAATGGTTGCAGAAGTTTACAGGTTGGAGTTCTGTTGGATTTAATATCGGATATTGGAGTCCGAACTACATCCCGTATCTTGCGAAAGGTGCAGTAATTCCACCAAACAAAGAGTTCATGGCGGTACTCGGTGACCAGAAGAATGGAAACAACATCGAAGCACCGGAAAGCTTAATACGGCAGATCGTAAGGGAAGAATCCGGCGGTGGACAAAAACAGCGCATTGAAATCCCTGTATATCTGAAAGGAAAGCAGATATATAAAGCAGTGGTAGAAGAGGGAAAAGTAGTAATGTCACAGACGGGTATGAATCCGTTTGAGATGGCGTAGGGGGTGATGATATGGCACAGGAGCATTTGAGGTTCGGAACATACACCGCCCCGGACGTTGACGAAGACGGATATACAGTACAACTTGCGACAACCTCTACTGCAAAGTCTACACGTACGCAAAAAGGGAATATGAAAAACACGGTAATGTTTACCGTAGAAGCATATAACTTAAAATGGACAGATATCAGTGCAAAAGAAGCGTCAAATATACTCCGACAGGTTATGAATAAAAATGAATTTGATTTCTACCATTTTAACGCATATAAAGCGCAGTGGGAAACTGGAAAATTCTATGCTTCTAATTATAATCTTCCGGTTGTACGTCTTAATAACGGAGAAGAAAGGTATAGCGAATTAAGCTTTCAAGTAACTTGTATCAATCCGTTGTCATTATAAATAACTCCGGCTGTCGATTGAGACAGTCGCTGACCTTAAATAGTTAGGGGTAGAAGATGAAAAATGTAAGTAACAATTTTAAAAAAGTTATAAAGAATGGCGGGCCATTTTACTCTTACGCAAAAGTTTTATTTTCAGATGGTTCTGAAATAACACTAAACTCAGAGGATGATTTTGCCATTTCTGACAACGGATATTCGGAATCCGGCGGTGATGATTTACCGCTGGGTTCCGCTCTGTCCAAAACTATCACATTGTCCTTGTTCAATGAGGATGGAAGATTTTCGGATTATGATTTCTTTTATTCACAGATCACATTATACACAGAAGCAGACTTGGAAGATGGTACACAGGAAAGAATGCATGAGGGCGTATTTTATGTCACTTCTCCGGTAGCAACGGGAGAAGTTATAGAAATCACGGCTTATGATGCTATGTATAAAACCAATAAAGAATTTACTTCTCAGCTTTCCTATCCGGCAACTGCAAGAAACCTGCTATTAGAAGTCTGTGCGTTCGTTGGAATTACAGTTGCGGATGCTCATTTCAAAAATGAAGATTTTCAAATTCAGAGTATGCCGGAAAAGACAACAGCTCGTAAAATTATTGGATATATTGCTCAAATAGCGGTCGGAAATGCAATTATTAAGAATGGTTCGCTTAGCATTAAAAGTTACGATTTTGAGCCACTCAAAGACGTTACAGACGGTACAGACGGTACTCTGTACACTGAATTGTCAACGCAAAACGCAAAGTACCATGTTTTATCAGAATATTCGGATTATCCAACAGTAGGGATGAACCCGGTAACGATTACTGGAATCAGAACTACAAAGCGCGTAAACAATAAGGACGTAGAATATCTGAACGGAACGGATGACTATGCATTGACCATAACCAATCCATTAATCACTGGAGCAGAAGAAAAAGCACTGGAATTAATCGGAGATGTGTTGAACGGTGTGACACTGACATCATTCTCGGGCACATTTTTCCCTTACCCGACCGCAGAAATCATGGATTGTGCCGTTATCGTAGACCAAAACGACAAAGCGTACAAAACGGTGATAACCACACATGATTTTTCTTATCCGGGAGAATCTGAACTGTCTTGTGGTATCAAGGATCCGGAAACAAATAGCAGTACATACTACAGTGAATCCGCTGAGATGTACCACAAAGCACAGGCAGAAGCTGACAAAAACCGTAAAGAAATGGAATCTGCTATTGAGAATTTGCAGACCACTCTCGCAAATGCAAAAGGAATGTACACCAGTAAGGTGAGACAGGCTGACGGTTCTTATATAACATATCTGCATGACAAGCCGACAATGAGTGAATCCGAAAACGTCATCAAGATTACATCCGATGCTGTAGGTGTATCAACAGACGGTGGGCAGACCTATCCTTACGGCTTCTTTCTCACTGGTGATTTAGTAGCAAAAGTATTGTATGCTATCGGAATAAATGCGGATTATATTAACACCGGGGCATTAACTATCAGGGACAAAGATGGCAATATCACGTTTTATGCAGATACCGAAACAGGCCGTGTAGATATCCGCGCGGAATCACTTGCCATCGGTGGACAGACACTTGAAGCTATCGCAAACATAGCTGTCAAAAAGTTCGTTGACAATGTATACACAAAAGACATCAATAATCTGAAAGACCAAGTTACAAACAAGATTGAAACATGGTATCAGCCTACCGACCCGGCGGTTAGCTGGGGCGGAATCACGGAAATACCTTGGTGTGATGTGGATGGAAATGCAATTCTCGACACAGACGGGAATGAAATGTATCTCTACTTTGAGGAAAGCAAAGCATCTCATATCGGTGATTTGTGGAAGAACACAACCACGAACGAAGAGTACCGGTATTCAGAATCCGGTGTATGGGTAAAAATGCCTGTCCCGGATGCGGTATTTGATGAAATTGACGGAAAAGCACAGATATTCATTAATACACCGTCTACACCATATAGTGCCGGTGATTTGTGGTTTGACAGTTCCACATCTGATATTATGACGTGCGTAAAAAGCCGTGAGACAGGAGATTTTACATCTTCCGACTGGGAGAAACGCAACAAATACACAGATGATACAGCCGTTGAGAATTTCATCAAAAACACTTATGCAGAAGATGTTGAAAAAATCAAAGAACAGCTCGACCAAAAGATTGAAACCTGGTATCAAGATGAAGACCCGGCTCTTTCGTGGACAACAGTAGAAACAACTGCATGGTGTGACGTGAACGGAAACAAGATTCTTGATGTAAACGAAAACGAAATTTTGCTTGTCATAGAATCAGAAAAAGCCATGCATGAGGGTGATTTGTGGCACACCAAGACAGGAAATAAAGAATACATTTATCAGAGCGGACACTGGGTTGAATCCTCTATTCCGGATGAAGTATTTGACAAGATTGACGGAAAAGCATCTATATATGTCACACAGCCAAAGCCACCTTACGATGTCGGCGACACCTGGTTCACAGGTACGGATATAAAGGTGTGCACGACTGCAAGAGAAAGCGGAAACTTTGATGCTTCGGACTGGGGAAAGAAAGATAACTATACGGATGATTCCACGGTAAATGATTTCATTCAGAATACCTACGACCCGAAGATAGAAGATATCCAGACACAGATTGACGGAAAGATTGACACCTATTTCTACGATTACGAGCCGACACTTAGCAACGTTCCGGCATCCGCATGGACAACCGATGAATTAAAAACCGTACACAACGGTGACCTGTTCTTTTGGAAAACAAAAGGTTATACATACCGATTCCTTAAGATTGACAGTGTATGGCAGTGGTTCCGAATAAAGGACAGTCAAATAGACAAGGCAATGAATGATGCGTCCAATGCACAGGACACGGCAGACAGCAAGCGTAGAGTATTCGTCACCACACCGGCACCGCCTTATGATGTCGGCGACCTTTGGACACAGGGGAAAAGCGGAGATTTAATGCGGTGCAAAGTTGCTAAAGCATCCGGTGCATTTGTAACTACGGATTGGGAGAAAGCTGTTAAATATACGGATGATTCCGCAGTAGATGACTTGGACGCAGCACTGACACAGGAAGATATCTTTAATCGGCTGACAAATAACGGGAAAGCACAAGGAATATATATAGAAAACGGAGACTTGTATGTTAATGCTACATATATCAAAAGTGGTAAATTAACTCTCGGTGGGGAAAATAACGAACATGGAACTCTTGAAATTATAGATAATTCTGGAAAAGTGATAGGAGCATGGGACAACGATGGAATCGATGTCAAAAACGGAACCATAACATCAAAAAGCGGTTCAGATGTTGCTTCTTTAAGGAATGGGAAACTTTGGGTATATAATTCAGGTACATCGATTGGTTCCGTTGGCAAAAATGAAATGTCAGGATATCCAAACAGTACCGGACTTGTATTCGACTTAGACAATGATGCGTCTTATATGGCGTGGGCAGCAGCGGATAGTGCTCAATCTCTCTATTCAGTAAAATTGTTATATGCGCACAAATCATTTTCACATTACACTGCCGGAAGATTATACCTTGGTTGCGATTTGGATTGTGATGGCTCAAACATTCGAAATGCAAGGCTTTTGGATAGTATCTACATTCCGAACGGAACAGACGTTGATTGCTATAGTGATGTTGATATGCACAACTGGTCGTTGAAGAATGTTGATTTAGACGGCGAAGTTTCAGCCGGTGGATACTCCACGTTTTCTGGAACAAGACGTTGTGTATATAAAATGGTTAACGGCACGTATTATTGGACTGTAGTAACTGTTAAAAATGGACTTATAGTGGCATGGGGAGAAGAGAAATAATGAAAAGATTGTTAAAAGAAAAAGAACGTGAAACAGAAAAAAAGCAGATTGAGCCAACGCACAAAACCTTGACGGGTGAAAGCGGAAGTTCAACAATCAGAAAGGAGAGCAAAGAAGATGAAGAATAAAATGCCAATATATCAGCTCATGGACATTGCAAAACAGGAGGTCGGCTCATTGGTGTCCGACATTATGGAAAAGAACAATATGCCTGCCGGATTGATGCAGTATGTTCTTTGTGCTGTTGTGTCCGAAGTAAAAGAAAAAAGGGAAATACAAGATTCCTATGATCACAATTTGGTGGTCGAACAGTTAAATGCATTAACAGACGAAAGAGAAAAAGAAGCAAAATAGTTGTAAATCCACAACAAAACAAATGAAATAATATTTATTAAAAAAGGAGAAATAATTATGGCAAAATGGACAGATTACACTACAGATACAAACCCGACTGATACTGATGAGGTTATGACACTGGATACAGATAAAACTCCAAAAGCAAACAAGCGTGTCACATTGTCAACTTTAGCTGACTACTTTTTAGACAAGCTCGCAAGCAAGGTATTTGAAAAACTGGAGACGCAAAACAAGACAATTCTCGGGGCAATTAATGAATTAAATAGCAAGCAGTCGAAGACCATCTCGGTATCAAATGTGACCGACATACAAACATTAGTAAACAGTGCTATGGGAGGCACGAACATTCTGTTTCACTTAGCTGGTGATGGGTATACCGGGAATGATCTGCCTAAAGATACAAAATATGGATATGGATCCGGAATAATTTTTTACCGAAATGCTGGATCGTGTAAAATAGTATTAATTCCGGAAGTATCAAAGCCAGTCTGGAAAATGTCTGATTGGACAAAATGGAGAGATTTCGCAAATAATATTGTGGATTAATTTGTAGACGATTCTTGGTCTTCCCATTTAATTTACTAACTGAATTTTGTGTATTAATCAAAAATTGTATTCAAAACGCAATTTTTAGACAGGAATAAATAAAGAAAATATACAGGAAACACCTCTTTTGAGAGTAATATAATTCTTGAAAGGGGTGTTTTTATGAACAATATTGAAAATATAATAAGAAATATAACCAGTGCCATGCAAGAAGTTTTGCATCTGACCATTTATAATCGGTTAAAAATCCCTTTCTATTTAAAGAAAGTACGGGCACAGCAAAAAAAGTAGAAAATGCCATGATTATTGTATCACAAAGAAAAGGAGAATAAATATGGTAACAATGAGCGAAGAAACCATTTGCGAAGTAGTCAAAAGCTGTGCCTACGGCTACACGGTAGACGAATTGGCAGAACACTACGGCATGGAAAAAGCAGATGCAGAAAAGTTTGCAAAAGAGCATGCAGCTGAGATTGCAGAAACGAAAGAACACTTAAAACAGGAGGGATATATTGAGTAGGGTAGTCGATGTTTCTGAACATAACGGAAACATCGACTGGGCGAAAGTAAAAGCATCTGGCATTGTAGGAGCTATCCTTAGATGCGGATATGGACAAGATCAGACCGGACAGGATGATAAAAAATGGCTGAGAAATGTATCTGAATGTGAGCGTCTTGGCATCCCATACGGTGTATATCTGTATTCTTACGCAAAGACTACAGGTGCGGTACAGGGAGAAATCAACCACGCATTAAGACTTCTAAAGGGACATTCCCCGGCATGGCCTGTATATTTCGACAGCGAACAGCCGGGAACACAGGGCGTTGCAAAAACCAATGCAAAAGCATTTTGTGACGCAATGGTAGCGCATGGCTATAAAGCCGGAATCTATGCATCTACATCTTGGTATAAGAACTATATCGGCCAGACATGGGGATATTCTCTGTGGATTGCATCTTACGGCTCTAAATCTGCCGGAGTAGACGGAATTGATATGTGGCAGTA